ACAAGTACCCCGACAGGGACCAGCTTGTGTTGATGTCGCTGCTCGTGTTCGCCCATTTCCCCCACATCCGCAAAGTCATGTCGGCGCTTATCTTCACGCTCAAGAAAGACCTAGTGAAGATGAAGATGCACCGCGAAGAAGCGGACAAGCATTGGCAGCTGTACCGTGAACGAACCGCGTGTATCCTAGCGTGCGAGAGCAGCAACGTATGGAACCCACGGCAGTCGCCGCTGTGCGGCTGGTGCCCCGTCGATTCATGCGAACATCACCCTCAACATCACAGGAGTAGGTAATGCCTGAGAAGCGTGATTGGAAACACAAGTACGCGCTGCAGAAGGCCAGCGGCGAGACTGAAGACCAGATCGAGCGCCAACGCGCTCGACGGGCGTACGACAAGGCCGGCATCGACCGCTCGGGCAAAGACATCGACCACGTAAAGCCGCTGCGTGCCGGCGGCAAGAGCACGATGGCCAACACGCGGCTACGCGCCCGTAAGGCCAACCGCGCCGACAACGGGCGCTGAGATGGAGATCGTTGACAACCGTGCCGTGCTGATCCGCACGCGCACGCCGGAGAAGTACACCGTCATCCCGCGCTCCAAGGTAGTTGAGCGCCTGCCCAACGGTGGCTACACGGTGGCTGTGGCGTGGGGTCTGGATGAGATGCGCGTGCTGCGCAATCTCGGCGTGAAGGCTGCGCCCAGCCCCATCATGCGCTCCTACAACTGGCCCGGGCGCTACACCCCCATGGCGCACCAGCGGGAGACGGCGAGCTTCCTGACGCTGCACCGCAGGGGCTTCTGCTTCAACGAGCCGGGGACGGGCAAGACGCTCAGCGCTCTGTGGGCGGCGGATTACTTGATGCTGCGCGGCGATGTGCGCAGGGTGCTCGTGCTCTGCCCCGTGTCGATCATGCACAGCGCGTGGCTGGCCGACATCAGCAACAGCGTCATTCACCGCAGCGCCATCGTGGCCCACCATCGCAAGGCCGCGCGCCGCGTAGAGATGATCCAGAGTGACTACGAGATAGTCATCACAAACTACGACGGACTGGAGATCATCAACAAGGAAGTAGTCAATGACGGACGGTTTGACCTAGTCATCGTTGACGAAGCCAACGCTTACAAAAACCCATACACGGACCGTTGGAAAGCGCTGGCATCTGTTCTGCGGCCTGAGACGTACTTGTGGATGATGACGGGCACGCCCGCGTCACAGTCACCTGTAGACGCCTTCGGCATGGCTAAGCTGGTCAACCCGCGCGGCGTGCCAACGCTGCTCACCGGGTGGCGCGACAAGGTCATGAACAAGGTCTCGACGTACAAGTGGGTGCCTAAGCCCAACGCTCGCGACATGGTGCATGAAGTACTCCAGCCGGCTATTCGCTTTACGAAGAAGGAGTGCCTCGATCTGCCCCCTGTCATGACAGAGACACGCAACGTGCCAATGTCAGTGCAGCAGGCCAAGTACTACAAGATCCTCAAAGAGCAGATGCTGGTCATGGCGGCGGGCGAAGTCATCACTGCCGCCAACGCAGGCGTTGTGCTGAACAAGCTCCTTCAGATCAGCTGCGGTGCGGCCTACTCCGAGAACAGCGAAGTCATCGAGTTCGACTCTTCGCCACGCCTGAGTGTGCTGCAAGAGGTCATCGAAGAGACCGACCGCAAGGTCATCATCTTCGCGCTGTATCTGTCCAGCATTGACACGATATCGCGGCATCTGGAGAAGTGCAACGTCAAGCACGCGCAGATTCACGGCGGCGTGAACGCGGCCAAGCGCGGGCAGATCATTGACGACTTCCAGCGCAATCCTGACACGCGCGTGCTCGTCATGCAGCCGCAGGCCACGGCGCACGGCATCACCCTGACCGCTGCCGACACGGTGGTGTTCTACGGGCCGCTGCTGAGCGTCGAGCAGTATCTGCAGTGCATCGCCCGGGCGGACCGCAAGGGGCAAGACGCCGAGAAGGTGCGCGTGATCCACATCCAGAGCAGCCCCGTCGAGGAGCGACTGTTCAAAGCGCTCGCTGGCAAAGTGAGTGACCACTCACTGCTGGTCGCTATGTTCGAGGAAGAGGCTAGGGCGAAAAAGCAACAGACCGCCGCTTGACAAACGCTTTACAAACACTAGACTTGTAAAACGGTCGGCGTTACCGACCCTTCAGGAGAGAAGAATGACCGATGCAGTGCAAGCGGACGAAGTGCCGCTGGACAAGCTCGCCCGTGTGTATCGCAAGATACAGGGGCGCATCCAAGAACTGACGGCTGAATACGACAAAGAGGTCGCGCAGCTGACCGCGCAGCGCGATGCTGTGCGTAACGAACTCAAGGACAGGTTGCTGGCCATGGGCGTCAAGAGCGCCAACACGGCGCACGGCACTGTCATTCTCGGCACCCAGACGCGTTTCCATGCGCAGGACTGGGACGCGTTCAAGCAGTTCATGTTGCAGCACGACGCACTCGACCTAGTGGAGAAACGTATCAGCCAGAAGAACATGGCCCAATTCCTTGAAGCGAACCCCACCCTCGTACCGCCCGGGTTGAACAGCAACTCGGAGTACGTTATCTCTGTCCGTAAACCTTCCAAGTGAGACAAGCATGAACGCAGTCGTTCAATTCAACCCCTCGCAGGTGCCCGCTTTCGCCCGCAAAGCCGAACTCTCTGAGACCGCCAAAGCGCTCGCGGGTGGTGGTGCAGGCGGCAAGCGCATCTCCATCGCCAACGGTGTGTTCCGTCTGCTGGACAATGGCAAAGAGATCGCCAACATCGAGGAGCGCTACCTCGACGTGGTGATCATCAAGGCGGCGCCCAAGGTCGGTCGCGTCTGGTACGCCAAGAACTACGATTCCGATGCCGCTGCTGCGCCCGATTGCTGGTCGGCGGACGGCAACACGCCGAGCCCTGAAGCGGAACACCCGCAGGCGGCTACCTGTGCGGCGTGCCCGAAGAACGTCGCGGGCTCTGGGCAGGGCAACAGCCGCGCCTGCCGTTACCAGCAGCGGATCGCAGTGGTGCTCGCCAACGACATGGAAGGCGCGGTGATGCAGCTTGCGCTGCCCGCCACCAGCCTCTTTGGCGAAGCCAAGGGCGACAAGCGCCCGCTGCAAGAGTACGCCCGCTGGCTGGCCGCGCAGCGCATCAACCCGGAGACGGTCGTCACCCGGATGAAGTTCGACCTTGAGGCGGACAACCCCAAGCTAGTCTTCAAGGCGATGCGCTGGCTGTCCGACGATGAGTACGCCACCATCGAGACGCAGGCCGGCTCGGAGGAAGCGACCAAGGCGGTCACCATGACGGTCGCCAAGCGCGACAACGTGGAACCGGCGCAGCCGGCGCAGCTGGAGGGTGCCCCGCCCAAGGCCAAGAAGGCGCCTGCGCCGGCCCCGCAGCCTGAGGTGGAAGACGACGTGCCTCCGCCCCCGCCCAAGGCGAAGAAGGCCGCTGCGGCGCCGGCCCCCGCGCCCGCAGTAGAAGACGATGAGGATGCGCCGCCGCCCCCGCCCAAGGCGAAGAAGGCCGCTGCAGCGCCCGCAGACGACGATGCCGATGAGCCTGAGGTGCGCAAGCCTGCAGCGAAGCCGGCTGCGCCCGCCAAAGCGGAACTGGCGCAGGCTCTGTCCGACTGGGACGACGAGTAACAGGAGCAGGGGCCGCGCCGTGCGCGGGGCCCCGACACCCCATGTACAGACAGAACTTCATCGACAAGGTACAGTCGCTGCCTTTGAGCTTGGGCGTGCGTCTCGGGCGCTGGGCCATCTACCACGACATCCCGGTCACGCTGCTCTGCGAAGCCACGCACGCTACGCGTCAGACGGTGTACAACTGGATGAACGGCAACGACGTAACCCCCCGAAACAAAGCAGCCGTGGAGCGGCTCGTGCGCTGCATGCAGGCTGCTAAAACGCAACAGGACGCTTGGAGAGCAATATGCACAGAATTCAGTCTGCGAGAGTTTCAGCAAAAAGGCTGAACAGGCGGGGTGAGGTGACGGTCTATGCTGAACGGTAAACACAATGCGCGCTCTGGAGCTAATGGCCGACGTACTGCCGTCGCCCGGGAACGGGCTGTATTGCGCAGTTGGGATAAAGGGCACGAAAAAGCTGCATGTGTTTCAGCCTACACTTGAGGAACTTGTACCGCACATCAAGCGCTGGCACCAAGAACGGTTCGACATCTACTTCGGACTCTCTACGTTTGACCCAAGCGTAGCCACGCTTTCACGCGAAAGGCGCACCGTCAAGAACGCGCAGGCAATCAAGGCGCTGTTCATCGACATTGACGGGTACAAAACAAAAGCCGCTGCGGGAGAGGCGCTTTACGCGTTTCTTGAGAACACAGGGCTGGACGAACTCGGCTTTCCCCACATCGTGTCCTCCGGTGGAGGGCTACATTGCTATTGGCCGCTGGCAGACGACACGGACATCGTGACGTGGAAGCCTGTAGCGGAGAACTTCAAGCGCCTGTGCCTGCAAGAGAAGTTTGTGATCGACATGACGGTCACCGCTGACGCTGCGCGCATCCTGCGCGTACCGGGCACCTTCAACTACAAGGCCGTGTACGAAACACCGCGCCCCGTCAAGGTGCTGCGCGAGGGCACAGGGCCTGTCGACCTCAAGCGCTTCAGCGCCATCGTGCGCAGCAAGCTCAGCGCGGCTTACGCGCCCGTGAGCAACGACTTCGTTGCAAGCGAAGTGGCGGTGCTTGCGGGGTCCGCGCCAACGCGCGCGGCCCATCGGCGTAGCGCAGCAGCGGAAGCGCTGCTGGGGAACATCACCTCGACATTTGAAACGATCTGGCTCAAGAGCGAGCGCGGGCAGGGATGCCGGCAGCTGGCCTACTACCAAGAACACGCGCAGGAAGACGGCATGGAACCGCTCTGGCGCGGGCTCCTGTCATGGGCCAAGGTGTGCACCGACGCGGATGAAGCAACGCGCAAGCTGACAGCGCTGCACCCGTACCCTGAGCAGCGGATGCACGCCAAGCTGGCTGAGATCAAAGGCCCCTATCCGTGCGCCAAGATGGACTCCGAGAACCCGGGCGTGTGCCCGGGGTGCCCGCACTGGGGCTCGATCACCAACGCGCTCGCGCTGGGCCGTGACGTGCAGACGCACGTCGAGGCGCGACAGGTCGTTATCCCGACCAACACGCTGAGGGAAGATACCCCGCTTGACCCCATCGATGATGAGGAGGACGACGGCCCGGGCCTGTTGCAAACGCGCAAAGTGGAAATCCCGGCGCCCCCTCGCGGCTATCTGTACGGAGAGCGCGGGGGTGTGTACGTCGAACTCAAGGAAACGGATTCGACAGGCGTAACGATCAAAACCAAAGTAGAGGTGTTGTCGCACGACTTGTTTGTTGTAGACCTTCTCAAAATGGAAGACGGCGAACACCGCGTGCACTTGATGGCGATAAAGCCTACGGTTGATGGCAAGAGCAAAGAGCACATCTCCATCATCATGCCGACTAAGGCCGTTGTAGCCAGAGACGATCTGTTAAAGTGCCTAGCCGCGCACAACATCTATGCGTCAAGAGGCGCTGCGATGGACGTGCATCTCTTCAGTTATGTTCGCGCTTGCGTCAATGAAGCGTCCGCTATGCGCAAGCCGCTCGACGTGCCGGTGCAGTTTGGGTGGCAACGTGACCGCAGCTTCGTGTACAACAACCGCGTGTTCCGCGCAGATGGCACAGAGACCATCGTGCCAATGCCAGGATTGGAGAACTTGAACCGCATCACGCAGAGCCGGGGCACGGTGGAGGACTGGCGTCGGCCTTGGAATCTGCTGATAGATCGCGAGATGTGGACCATGCTGGCGCTGTGCATAGACAGCTTCGGCTCCACGCTGATGCACTTCTCAAACCATGAGGGCTTTGTCTGGCATATCGGATCGACCGCTTCGGGCACAGGCAAGTCGCTGACGCTGTCGCTTAAAGCAGGCGTGTGGGGGCATCCGATCCGTTATCGCACAAGCAAAGGTACGAGCCCCGTGGCCATGCAGCAGCGCGCGGGCCTGCTGAACAGCCTGCCGCTGCTCAGCGACGAAATCACCTCCAAGGCCCGCAACGACGCGGAGTGGGCGCCGGCTTTCATCTTTGACTTCGCGGAGGGACAGGGCAAGGAGCGCATGGAGTCAAGCGCCAACAAGGAGCGTCTGAACAACAGTACATGGTCTTCTACTTGCACGCTGACATCGAATGTCCACATGACTGACCTGCTCACAGGCAGTCGCAAGCACTCATCGCAGGGCGAGCTTATGCGCATGCTTGAGTGGACGCCCGTTAAAGAACTTCAGTTTGATGATGCGGAGCGCAGCACCCTCCTGAACCTGCGCAATAACTACGGCGTGGCCGGCGAAGCGTGGGTTCGCTACTGCGTCCAGAACTACAAGACGGTCGCTGAGCTTTGGAGTCAAGTGCATGTGCGCATTAGGCGCGACTTCGAGTTTACGGACGAAGAGCGGATCTGGCACGCGGCGTGCACTAACGTCATTACCGCCACGGTTCTTCTGGGCTCTCGCTTCGCGCAGCTGCTTGATGTACCGCTCAAGCCTTTGCTGGGGGCGCTCAAAGAGTTGGTGAACAACGCGCGTGCCGTGTATAAGGGCGCAATACGATCTGCGGAAGACGTGCTCAACGCGTTCATTCGCGAGCATCACGGACGCTTTGTCGTGGTGCGCAGGACCAGCGACGGTGTGTTGACGGATCTCGGCGCGGATATAACAGGGAAGACTTCTACGAGGAACAACATCATGGGCCGCGTAGAACACGGCATGGTGCATGAACACCTCGTTGACTTTTTTGTTGAAGAGCAGCTACTGCGTCAGCACTGCGCCGCGATGAGCTTCGGCTTTGCCGATTTGAAAAGAGGGCTCAAAGCCATGCATCACGATGGCTTTCATGTGCGTTTCGGTGTACGCAAAGACTTGCTGTCCCGAGTCGATGGGCCGGCTATGCGCGTGTCAGTGATGCACTTGACGGTGCCGAAAGACAAACTCGATGAAGCATCAAGTACGCTTTCCGTGGGACCGCGTTGAGGTCGGGCAGTCGCTTTTCGTTCCCTGTCTGGACCTCAAAGGGGTGAGGGAGCGCGGGTTGTTGTCCGCGCTCCCCTTTCGCTACCGCATCACGACAGTGTATGCCATCAAAGACGGCAAGCTAGGCGTGCTGTTCACTCGGACGCGTTGACCAAGTCGCGTATCTGGCGGGAAAGCATGATCTCTATCTGCCGAATGTCATCGATCTGCGCTCGCTTCTGCGCGCCGCTGAGATCAGGGCTGGCGGCGATCTGCCGCTTCTGATCGGCAAGCTCGCCCATCTGCTGCCGGAAGGCACCGCCCGTGGAAGTGAGCGCCAGTTCTCGCGAGAAGCGATTGGCGAACGCGGCGGCGTCCTCTACCCGCCCTGCTTGCATCATCTCGTTGTACGTCTGCGCAGCGCGCTGGATGCGGTTGATGTCATCAAAAGCCGCGTTGAGCAGCCCGCGCCCGGACGCGGGCTGGATGAGCGTGCCCAGCATCGGCACTTCGCTGAGCAGGCGCTCGGGCCGCTCGCCCATCTGCTGGGCTGAGAAAGGCCGCAGCAGCGGGTTGAGCAGCGACATGGCGAGGATGCCCGTCGAACCGGTGTAGCCCCGCACAAGATGCTCGATGGCGATGGGCGAGACGTTGGCCGTTCCGCCGATGAGCTTGGCAAGCTCGGACGTGTTCTGCCGGAAGCGCTCCCCGGGCTCAAGGCCCATCTCCCGCGCAGACTGGATCGGCTGGTCGGTGAAGAAGCTGTAGTTGGCCGCAAGCTCGACCACCGGATTGATCGCCGTTGGCAGCGCCAGCGGGCTGGACATCGTCAGCTGCTTACCGAGCGCTCGTACTGCCTCCGACACCCGCGTATCGCCGAAGGCTGTGTTGATGAGCGCCTCAGGCAGCGACTTGAAGAGCAGGCCGAACTCGAACGGGATGGGCACACGGATCGACTCGCCGCCGGGCAGCGGCAAGAACCAGTTCATGGCCCGCTCTTCCGGCGTGGCGTTCTTGTAGGACTCATCGTCCTGCATCAGCAGAGCGTAGGCCATCGTCAGGCCGGCCATCAGCGCGCCGCGCTCCAGCAGCTTAGCCCGGGCGTTCATCTTCTGCTCATAGGGCACGTCCCCGACGAGCGACCGATAGAAGATGTCCAGACCCTGCACCTGCGCGTTGAAGAAGGGGATGATGGTCGAGAGCCACAGCATCGACGCGGAGGTTCCTCGCCGCGTGAAGTTCATTGACTCCAGCGTGCTCAGCAGCGCCTCGACGTGCGTCATGCCTTTGTTGCGGAAGCTGTCGTATACCGCCGCCCGCGTCTGTGCATCGGCCTTCATCGCCATGCCGTCGAGCTTCGCCATGGCGGTGTTCCAATTAGTACCGCCCGCCGTTACTTGCTGAAGGATGCGCGCAATGTCTTCTGGGTCATTGCTGAACACATGGCTGCTGACCACGCCGGCCTTGCTCAACGCTTCTTCCGTTTTGTTGAGCTTAGTCGAGAACATGTTGCGAATACCGTTCGCCGCCACTTTGAGCGGCTTCAGGTCGCCGCCCGTCGTCATCCACGCGTTGAGCGGGTCGCGGATCATCTGCCGTACAACGTAGACAGGCGTCCGTGTGATGGTCTTACGCAGCAACGAGGCCGGGTAAGACATCGCCTTGACTACAGCGGGAATAGCAGTCTTCACGCCCTGCAGCCCTTGCACGACCATTTCGGGCGTCAGACCCTGCTCTTGGAAAGCGCCGGGGTCAAGCACGGCAGACAGTTCTTTGCCGTCGGCCTTGAAGCGAATGACGCGTCCGTTCTGGTTGAGCGCCTTGGGTACAATCTGCGCAAGTCCGACTTCTTTCAGCATGTTGGCTACGTCTTTGGCCTGCAGATTGCGCAAAGACAGCTGCATGAGCAGTGACGTATTGCGCGCCATGCTGGAGAAGACAGGCATGATCTTGTCAGCACCGCCTACAAGTTCGCGCAGGTAGGGCTGATCGATGACGTTGCCGATGGTGACAGGGCGCGATGCGCCGATATCGAGTTCCAGCACATCGCCGGAGATGCGATAGAACGGAACGAAGTCGCCTTTCTTGAGTTCCTTTGCCTTTGCGCCGTCAATGACGCCAGAATCTGCCAGCAGATCAACGAGATCGTTGTTGTACTGCCGATAGATATTCCGCGCTTCTTCAAAAGCGGCTGCAGTGTCGGGATCTGAGGCCACCATCGCTTTGACGGCGTCCCCGTCGCTCTTGTCGAACAGTCGCTTGCCTTCTTTGTCCGTACCAAAGTTCAGCTTGCTGTAGCCGTCGGGCATGCTGTCCGCGCGCAGCGCTGCCATCCATGTGGTGAAGGCTTGCTCAGTGAACTGCTCGTTACCCAGCTTGGCCTTGCGCAGCGCCTGCGCAAGCTGGATGGCGTTGGCCCCACCCTGCGCTTCGACGTAGCGCGTGTCTTCCTCTTTGTTGAGCTTGATGCCGCCACGCGTCATGGCTGCGCTGAACAGCTGGTTCGTCTGGTCATGCAGTCGCATGTTCACGCGAAGCTGCATGGCCCGCGCCTCATCGATCTTGCCTTTGGCGATACCCTGTTTGATGATGTGCTCGACCGAAGCCCAGCGGTCCAGCACCGCCTGCCTAAGCGACAGCCCGCCCACGAAGGCCGTGATCTTGTCACCTAGCGAAGCGTTGCGCCCCACAACCCGCGAGATGGCTTCTGCTGCTTTGGCATTGACACTGGCCGCAGCAACAGGCTTGGTGGCGGGGAAGACGCCGCGCAGCACGGACGCGATGGCTTTGCTCGTGGTGGACGTAGGCGCTGCCGGCTGGAAGAGCCTGTAGGCCGCTGAGGTGGCCTTCTGAGAAGTGCTGGGTACATCGAAGCCCAGCAGCCGCAGGAGCGCGTTGTAGATGCGTTTCAGCAGTCCCTCGCGGGCGTCGAGCTTGTTGCGCAGATCAGCGTTGGACAGAAGCTCGGAGACGAACTCCTTGAGGTCTGTCGAGGCGTACTCCTTGGCGAACTTCGGATCGGCCTTGACCTCGTTGTAGAGCTTCTCAAGCTCGCGACGCGCCGCACGCTGCTCGGCGGTTATGCCGGTCTTAGCAGGCTCGCCTTGTTTATCTTTAGGCGCATACCGAGAAACCGCTTCTTCAACAAACCGGTTGATCGTATCAGCGTACTGCCTGAACTCTTTGACGGCCGTATCTATACCTTTGCTCTCAACATAGTCGTTGATTGCGTAGTCCCAGTCAAAATCGTCACGAAATTCGGACTCCATCCATGGAAAATCTTTAACAGCAGGTTGGGCAGCAACATCAGCGGCTTCTCGTAGCGCATCTTCTGCGTTACGATCTAGCATAGAAAACGCCACATCCTGTCGATCATCCGCCCCACTAAGCAGCCGTTTTATTTCAGCAACCGCTTCGCTTGCGCTAGTGGGCACTTTGCCTAGCTTAGTAGCACCGGCAACAGCTGCCGTGGTCTGCAGAAAAGCGCGCCTAGACATCTTAGGCGCACCCGCTTCGGACAGCACGCTCAGCGTGGCCGGGTGCACCGCCTCGTGCAGAAGCGTCTCTTCAGAGAGGAACGCACGGTCGAGCGTGATCGTTGCCGTCTAGGGGTCGTACTTGCCTTCCACCCGGGTGCCGTCGAGCCGCACGTCATCGGCGAGTTCGACCTTGACCTTGTCGAGCATGTCGGCCAAACGCTTGGCCGTCTCACGGTGCTCCGGCGACTTGGCGTTCTCGCTGAGCAGACGAAGCGCTTCCTTGAGGTTGTTCTCGCTAAGCGCTTTCGCTACATCGGCGTCAAGCGGCGTGACGGTGCCCCGCGCCTCGTAGAAGCTGTTGTCGTTGCGCAGTGCGCTGGCTTCTTCGTCACCGACCTCGGGTTCACGCTGTTCGTCAAGCTGGCGAGCACCTGTCTCTCTAGCACGCGCTACGGCGGTAGTAAACTCGCCTTCAGTGAGCATAACCTCGCCGAGACCTCGAACGTTTTCAACACGTTCTGCTTCAGTCAACGGACGCCGTAAACCTTCAGCCTCGCCTGTACTGACAGCGTACAGTCTGTTAAGTACGTCGGTGACCCTTGATGGCGACTCACCTTTAAGTTTCTCGGCTAGCAACAGCGTACCGATACGCTTTCTGAACTCTACGCGACCTTTTGCCGGATTGGCTACTGCTGATGTCGCAATACCTGCCTCAACCGCTTCGCTGATTTCAGAAAAGTTAATTGCCGTACGCGCCAAGACAGCGGCTTCTTCCTCTGTAAGCTGCTGCTCAAGCCCTTTTGGGGATGTAGCGTTGATAGGGGTAAAGGGTCCGCGACCGGCGCTTTGCTGAGTAGGCCGCTCTGCCTCACGCACTGCAGCGGGTTTGCCTGTGATCTCGTCGGCCAGCTTATTGACTTCACCGATTTCAAACGCGCTGAGCGGGCGATCACGCTCGACAGGACGTGTGCCTTCGATGAAGTGCTTGCGGTAGTAGCGATTTGCACCACTGGCGCTGCGCCCGTAGTACTGAGCCAGCATAGACAGGTTGCGCATGAGCGGCGTAGTCACACGCCGCTTGCGTTGCCTTGCCGCAATACGGTCGACCGTTTTGTGCGTGATAAGCATAGCCAGTTCAGTCTGGCCGCGCATGACCTGTTCGTGGTCTTTGCGCATCTGCGCTTCACGACTGAGCAGCGACTGCTCTCTTTTTGTGCGAGTGTCTTCGTTGATGAAAGTCGTGCGGACGCCACGCTCTTGCTCGAAGTTGCTGTTGATATTGGCTAGCTTTTTAACAAGCGCATCGTGCTTAGTGGCAAATTTTTGCTCTGCAGCGACAATCGCGGCTTCTTTATCCGCAATCTGTTTGTCGAGCTTGGCGTTGACTTGCGCCAACAGCTGCTCACGCGGCGTATCAGGATTGGTGTTCTTGCGAACAAGCGGAGCCAGTTCAGCGCCGGTAAGCAGCTGCACACGCGCTTTCTCTTTGATTAGCGCATCTTTGGCAGCGATGAGAGGATCGCGCTTGGCGTTCAGTTTGTCGGTAAGTGCCGTCAACGCGTCTTCGACTTTGCCTCGATCTTCGACCATCTTGGCGTAGGCGTTGGCGACTTCTTCGGCACGCGTCTTCGCTTTTTCTTCGTAGGCTTTCAGCCTTTCTTTGGCCTTTGCGCGCAACTGCTCAAGTTCTTCCACCGACACTGCGCCCTTTTCCAGCTTCTGCGCCATCAAATGCGCATACCGCTCTTCTAGCGCCGCAACGTACTCTTGTTGCTTCTTGGTAAGCCCCCGCTCAAACTCAATGATTCGCCGTTGAACAAGCCTGTTGTCGGAACCGTACATGTCGCCGTACACGGCCCTGAGCGCGCGCTGTTCTGCTTCACGCGCTTCCTTGCCGTAGCGCTGCTCAAGACGCGCAATGGCTTGCGGAGATCCGACACCCATCAAGAGCCGTACAACACCGCGCTCAGTGACGAACACTTCGTCGTCGGCTTGGGCCATGTCTTCCGCAAGCGCCTTCTGCACCCATGCAAGCTCTTTTTCGAGGTTCTTGCGGTCCTCCGAAGCAAGACCCGGCGAAGCAAGTGCGACACGCGCCTGAGCTTCTTCCTGCTTGAGAGCTTCACCGCGCTTCATGCGCTTGAAACTGCGCACAGGGTCGATAGCCAGCAGCAAATCCTCGTCCAGCTGAATGAGCGCCTTGCCTACTTGGTTGGAGACAAGTGCGGGCGCGCCCGGGCGCTTGCCCGTCAGCTTCTCGACAGCTTTCTCTTTCTGCGCGCGAAGCTCGCCGAGTGCCTGCCGAAGCTCGGACTTCTTCTCTTTGAACTGCACAGCAATCGCGGCAAGCTCTTGCTCCGCCAGTGCAGCGGCTTGCGTGTCACGGTTGATGTCGGCTTCGAGCGCCAGCAGCCGATCCACGTCCCCGTCCGCTTTGGTGACGGCGTGCTTGGTGGACAGCGCCATGAGTCGCGCGGCGTTGATGTCTCGCAGCGTCTGTTGTACAGACGCAACACGCTCCATGCGCTCGGCGTAGCGGTCGATGGCCCCTTTGGTGAACTCCATCATCTCGTTGAAGCGCTGCGTCAGCTTGAACCGCTGCGCCGGCAGGCTAAGTTGCTTGACGGCAGCGAACGAGTTCTCCAGCGATTGCGCCGCTTCTTCGCGCTTCTCCGACGAAGTGTCGTCACTTTCGTACGCCTGTCGAAACTCCGACAGGGTGTCTCGAAGCCGACGAATGGCTTCAGCTTGCAGCGCATTGCCACCTTCGATGCTGAGCTTCTCCGCCTTTTCCACACCGCGCTCGAACATCAGGATGAGTCGCTGCGCTGCGGAGTAATCCGCCGTGAACTGCGCCCGGGCACCACTCAGGATGGGCCTGTTGGCCTTCTCGACAACGTCGCCAAACTCCTTGCTGAACTTCGCGCTGAGTTCGTTGCGCAGCGTTTCAAGCTCTTTCTCTGCTTTGGTGAGGCCCGTTAGCGCCTCATTACGCTTGCGGTTGCTTGCACCTGCTTCCAGCGCAGTGGCTTGCTCCAGCTTGCTGATGGCTTCACGAATGGCGTCGACGCGGGCTTTGGCCGGCGCTACCGCTTTCTCCACCTCGACTTCGATGGCTTTCAGTTTGGCGTCAAGCTCGGCTTGCCGCTGCGCACGCTGCGCCTTTTCCAAAGCTGTACGCCGCTCAAGCTCATCGAAGTCGCGGATGAACGTATCTAGCGCCTCACGCTGTTCCGGCGTGGCCTTGCCTGCGCTCACCGCTTCCAACCAGTCAACGACCGGCTGACGGGTCTTGACCTCGGCACCGCGCTGCGCAATACGCGGCATCAGCGGACGCAGCTTCTGCAAGCGCTCCTGATCTTCTTTGTCCAGCTTGCGCTGCGCAGCCTGCTGATACAGCTTCGACAGCTGCTGTACAGGTGCCTCAACCGCCGGCTTGGCCGGCGTGGGCTTGCGCACGGGGAACTCGCGCCGCTGGCGCGTCAGCAGCCGTTTGCTGAGCATGTCGAAGAAATCGGACCCTGCCGGGTCGCGCAGTGCCTCCCGCACCGCTTGGCGTTGCTCGGGGCTCTTGGCGATGTCGTTGACGAGATCCCGTACCTCGTCGATGTTGACGCCGCGCATGCGCGGGGGTGGCCCCGCCATGCCTTTGGCCCGCGTTTCGCGCTCGGCCTCGGCCCGCAGACCACCGCGCTCCAAGCCTCTGGTAAGCAGTTCCGCGATTGCTTCGACTTGCGTCTCGGTAGGCTCCGGGCGCGATAGCTCGATCTCCTGTGTCTCCGGATTGACGACCTTCTTGGGCTCGAAGTAGCCGACCAGCCGGCGCAGCGCACCCATAAGGTTGCGCTCGTACTCATCGGTTCGTTTTGCGCGAGCCGGTGTGAGCTTCGGCGGACCCCAGTACTCGGGCGCAGCAGGAGCGGCGCCTTCTGCCGGCTGCTCTTGTCTCGGAGGCCACTGCTTGAACTCAGGCAGCGGTGCCTCTTCTTCCTCGGCAACCGGCTCGACAACCGGCTCCACGGTCAGTGCAGGCGCGGGTGCAGGCGCTGCAGCCTCAGCGGGCTTGGTCGGCGCAACGGCCTCTTCAGTCAACTCGGTGGGCTTCACCGCGCCTTTGGTGGGCTCAGGAAGGGCCTCAGTGGCTTCAGGTGCGGCAGGCGGCTCAGTCTGCGGCTGCGCAGGCGTCTCAGCCTGCGGCTGCGCAACAAGCGCGCGCCGACCGTTGGCCTGTGGGGGCGTGACAACGCCTTCTTCCTCCATCTGCTTGAGCAGCTTGGCGGCGGGCTTGTAGCCGATTCCCAGCGCTTGCTGGATGGTGCTGACCGTGGGCTTGCCCGCTGCCTGCACCGCCTCGACCGCCTGCGAGTAGAGGTCAGGGGCCGCTTGGGGTGCTTCAGCTGCCGGCACCTCGGGCGTCGGGATCTCTGCCGTGGCCTGCGGCATCGCCTCTTCAGTCGGGGCCTGCCCCATCAGCCGGCGCACCTCGACAAGCCTGCGCGCAAGCCTTGCCTGCAGCGACAGGTCACCGCGCCCGCGTGCGGCCTCCATCTCCTTGAGCAGCTTCTTTTCCTGCTGTTGCAGCGAAGACACGGACGGCGGAGCCGGCGGGGGCGGACCAATGTCGGCAAGCTCTTGCTTGAGCGCTTCCAGCTGCTGCCGTTTGGGCTCCATCTGAGCATCGAGCGCGATGATCTGCTCCGGCGTCAGGGGCTCCGTACCCTGCGCACGCGCTTGGAGTTCTGCCTCGATGTCCGCAATCCCCTGCTCAACGCGCGAACGACGTTGCTCAGGGCTCTCCGTGTACCCCAGCTTCGGCGGCAGCGGCTCCGAAGGCTCCAGCCCTTTGACCCAAGTCGGGGGGCCCTGCATACCCGAGACGTACTCGGGCGGGCCTTCCTCCGCAGGCATCGTCCACTGCGGCGTGGCCGGCTCCGGCGGGCCCATCTCCAGCCCAGTCTTCAGCCGCTCCTCACCCATGCGCGTGCCTTCACGCACCGCACGGCCACGCTCCAACGCTGTACCAAACGGCGCAATAGCACCACCCAGCACTGCACCGCCAACGAAGCTCTCAAAGTACTCTTTGCGCGCGTCTTCATCAGTAATACTTAGACCAGCCTGCAAACGTTCCAGCAGCTGCTGTCCAGACTCTGTGGCACCCTCGACCCCCATAGTCTTGCCGGTGGCCTTAGCGTAGTCTGTAGCGCGTTGACGCAGCGTTTGCTGTGCAATACGCTGCGCAGTCTCTTCGCTGATGTCGACCCCTGCGCGCCCAAAGATGCGCCCAATCCCCGGGATCATGCGCATGGACACGATATCGAGCGCCGCTTGCGGTATAGCAGCGGCAACAGCGGCGGTGCCGCTGGTCTCCGCCAGACGCTTGCCTTCCTCGACGTTGCGCGCGAGGTTGCTGCCGGTGAACTGTGTAAGGGACGTGAGTCCTGCACCACCAAGCGCAGCAAGCCCCGCCGCTGCAGGCGCACCCACGCCTGTTGCAGCCAACGCCCCCGCACCACCCACCGCCAGCGGTGCAAGCATGTAGGGCACAGACCCCCCGGCAAGCTCGCGAAGCTTCAACAGCGGGGACTCAAACCACGATGCCTCAGTGGGCTGAAACATCTCTCCCGCACGTTGCTGCTGCGCCGCGTAGATCTGCTCAGCGCGCTCAGGCTCGATGAACCCCGCTTTGCCGGCGGTGAGCGCCGCTTCCCCAAGCAGCCGCTGCGTGCCCGCTTTGGCGGCAGCAGCAAAGCCCTCTTTCGACTTGTCAGGCGCGGGTTGCCGCAGATACTCCCTGCGTGCTGCCGCCTCAAGCTCCGCCTGCGGAACGCCTTCCGGCCCAGAGAAGCGATAGATGCGTCCGTCCGGGCCTTTGACTTCGTAGGTCTGCATGGAGATGTGTCCTTACTTGGGCGGTTTGTAAGCGCCCTCGAAGTTTAACCCCGGAGTGCCCGCCGCTGCACCAAGCGAGGGGACGCCGTTAAGCATCAAGAAGTCCTCAAACGACTTCACGTTGGGGTACCGCCGACGAATAATCTCCGCACTCTTGTTCCACTCTTCCAGAAGCTTTTCTCGCATTCTGGCTACTTGCCCTGACTCGGCAAGTCTATCACGCAACGCTCGACCTTCGGCGCCAGCTTCTGCCGCAATCTGTGCTGCTTGAATTCTCGCAGCGTCGCTCTTTGTCGACATTCTTTCCTGCGCGGCAAGATTTGTCGCCTGCATCCTTTCTTCCGCAGACAGCTTCGTGGTCTGTCGCGCATCCAGCGCTTGTTGCTCAAGAATGGCTTTGGCGGTCTGCGCGTTTACGTCGTACACGCGCTGAATACCGGCCAGCCTGCGCGCATTTGCCTCAGCAACCATGCGCTGCGCATCTACACCAGCCATCGCTTTTTCACGATCATTGCCAAGTTGAGCATCTTCCAAACGTTCGCGTGCCGCACTGATAAGCTGCTGAGACTTACGCAGTTCGATAAGTCCAGCTTGGTACTGTCTACCGCCCACACGAAGGCCGCTGGCAATAGCTGCCATCATGGGCCCGGGCGTGGCGGCAATGGTAGCGCCGGCCTCGATCAGCGAGAAAGCGATGTTGCTGTTACGCTCTTTGGCAAGATCTTGCTCCTGCCGATCAAGGCGCGCGCCTCGACTCTTCAATAGCGCGCTCCCTTGCTCAGCCGCTGACTCTCGCGCCCTACGCGCGCTTTCCGCCGCAGCTGCCTCAAGCCCAAACTGCTCGTTGCGTTCTGCAGCAAGCGGGTCTTCCATCTTGCCCAGAATCCCACGAAACTGCGCGGTATAGTCAGGCGCTTGTGCAGCGGGCGGTGCGACAGGCGGTGCGACAGGCGGTGCAGCGGGGGTAGCGCGAGGTCCGGTAGGCTTCGCTTGACCCTTCCTTGCGCCAGCCCCCGCAGCTGGTGTCTGTAGCCGGTCTCTGGCCCATCCAGATGTCGGACCATAAGCGTCTGGCGCGGCGCCTACTTGTTCGCGCTTGCGGCGGAACTCCGCAAAACTGATCGGTTGTCCTGTATCAGGGTCGATTTTTCGGTCATTGCGCGAGAACATGCCGGTAAGAAACTCGCCCATACTGCTGGCGGCACCGCCACGCTCGGACGGCAAAGTCTGCCATTCGCGCACCAGCTGCTCTTCCGATCCGTTGTATCGCGGCACATCGTCCTGCACAAGCGATGCAAGCCCTCCGCCAGCCATAGCGGCTACGTTGCTTGGCGCTGCTTGTGCAATGCCGGCCCCTGCCAGCTGCGCAAGCTCTCGCTCGCGCACAGTCGGCGCATCAGGTGCAGCTTTTGGCGCATTCGCAAGTTGTAGCCTTTTGCGCTCTTTAAGCAACATCAGCGCAATAGCGCCTTCCGGTCCTTGGTCCTGCTGCGCGTACTGCATCAGGTACGGCGTAGGCATGCCTTCAAGTCGTTTCTCAAACTGTGCAATACTCATCACCGAACTCCTTGCACTTGCGACAACATAAGCTCGTACAGACCCGAGTTGCCTTTATCGTTGACCGCACCCCCCTGCGCAAACAGCTTGCCGATGCCTGCGGCAGCAGTACCCAAGCCGATGATCTGGTTAAGCGCACTGGGCTGAGCAGGCGTTGCTTGTTGCGTAGTCTGCGCTAGGGGGAGTCCGCGCAGCATGTTAGACATAAAGCCCAAGCGCGTGTACGGGTTTTCTTTTTGCTCAACGAACTCTTGGTATTGTTGGCCAAGAATATTTTGCACTTGCTGCTGTTGTTGACCGCCTAGCTGGTTTTGTAGCCCGATTGCGCCAGTCTGCTGTCCGAACTCCGTCTGGCCTAGATTAGCGAGCGTGCCTGCCGCCTGCAAACCAAGACCCCGCGCTTGCATGCCAAGGCCTGTACCAAACTGGCGAGACTGCTCTCCAAGCTGCTGCGCCTGCAGACCGGCCATCTGGTTAGACGTAGCAGCCTGCATGCGACGTTGCTGGTCGGCATTAAACTGCGCCTGTGCCTGCTGATACGCGGCTTGCAGCCCCGTAGCTTGAATATCGCCAAGCTGCAGCGCGAGATTGCGATTGGCTTCCGCCTCCATCACGCCTTGCCGCGCACCGCCAAAAGCGCCCGCACGGGTAGCCTGCGCCTTGAGTTGATTGCGCGCGATGTCTGCTTGGCGCTGCGCCTCGCGTTGCTGTACGTCTACAACGCCTTGCATGTACGGACTCATGTATTGTTGAGCACGTTCAGCATTGAACGCGTCAGACGCAACATTGTCCGCTGTGAAAGAAAAAGGCGTATAGCTGTGGCCTAGCGCGCCGAGACCGGCTTGCTTAGCCATGCTAGTCGCATCTTGCAGGTTTGCCGAAGGACCGAGCCCCTGCGCCGCCTGAAACGCCTGCAGCTGCAGTGGCGTAAATTGCGCAAACCGTTCCCCGCCGTAAGACTGCTGCGGTTGGAAACCGGTAATGACAGGACGCCCTTCAGCGTCTGTTTGCACATTACCTTGCGCATCCGTAGCGTATTGAAAGACCTGCCCAGCAGCTGCGCCGAGCATTTCTTCCACATACGGCCTCGCGTACGAGGGGATGTTAGTTTGTTCAACAACAGAAGAAGTTGCGTCAGCCATTTTTCACCTCAAGCGGGGAGGAACTTACGTGCCTTGGAGTCAACTGCTACGGCATTTTTGCCTACAGTCTTGCCTCGACGCTTCTGAATACGATCCATCATTGCGTAAAGCTGGCGGGCGCCTGCTTCTGTGGACCCGTTACCAAGCTCCGAAACGATACGCGCGGGGATGACAAACTCACCGTCAGCCAGACGCGCCGGGTGCTTACCGCCGATGCTAGCAGGAATGGAGTCGGAAACGCCGTCCCCGGGCCCACGCAGCAGACGCCCTCCGTCGGAGTAGCTCCCTAGATGCCCCTCAGCCATACGTCCGCCGGCAGCAAGTGCTGCAATGCCTCCTGCCGCCATGGGCGCCGCCTGCATTTCGCGGAGCAGTTGTTCTCGCGCAGCCATAAGCTCTTCATCGGTGATGCCCAAACGACGCGCTTCAGACACGAAGGTTTCTTCGGTCATGCCCTGATTGCCTACAAAGTCCTTGTAGGCGTTCATGATCTCTTGCGTGCTATACGAGCGCGCTGGGGTTTGCTGCGCAGGAGCTTGCATTTCTTGCAGTAGCTGCCCACGCGCAGCCATAAGCTCTTCATCGGTGATGCCCAAACGACGCGCTTCAGATACGAAGGTTTCTTCGGTCATGCCCTGATTGCCTACAAAGTCCTTGTAGGCGTTCATGATCTCCTGCGTACTATACGAGCGCGCAGGAGCTTGCTGCGCAGAAGCTTGCTGCGCAGAAACTTGTTGCGCAGGAGCTTGCTGAACAGCCGCCGGTCTAGCAGGGGCTTGCTGAACAGGCGCGCCACGGTACGCGCGAGAAGACGGACGCATACCCATTAGGTATTCGTACGCAATTTGCGACTGCGTTTTGCCGCTGTCGTCCGCGTAGCCGCCACCTCCGCCACCCCCGACGCCACCACTTACACTGCCTTGGCCCGCACCCCCTTGAACATTGCCGAACACGCGCGGAGAAGTGTAACGCGGGATGTTTTGCGTAGTGCCTCCGCTAGTCCCGGTCGTTTGCTGCGTGCCGCCGCTGACCGCGCCTGTAAGCGCTGCAATGCCTAGCGCGGTGGCTGTCGGGTTGTTCGTTACGATGTTTTTGACCGTGTCGGCCAAAGCGCCTAAGCCGCCGCCAGTACCAGTGCTGGTACCTGTGCTCGCGCCTGTGCTTGCGCCAGTGCCTGTGATTTCGTCCACAAGCCGCACATAGTCGTCATACGACGTACCGCCTTCCATTTGATCAATGGCGGCTTTAACAGCGTCATCGGATACATCTTCAACGTCTTTATCAAAAGCATCGCCCAAATCGCGGTCAAGTACATCACCGCTGGTGCCGCCGCTGTCGGCAATGTCATCACGGGTATCGCCCAAATCGCTTTCAGCGCCGGTCTGAGCAACCTCTGCGTCGGTAATGTCCGCTTCGGACAGGTCATCGACAACATCTTTACCTAGCGTGTCCGTAAGCTCTGCGTCGGTAATGTCCGCTTCGGACAGGTCATCGACAACATCTTTACCTAGCGTGTCCGTAAGCTCTGCGTCGGTGATGTCAGCTTCGGACAGATCATCGACAACGTCTTTACCGAGCGTGTCCGTAAGCTCTGCGTCGGTGATGTCAGCTTCGGACAGGTCTACGCCCCCCGTGCCTGCGCCGGTACCTGTGATCTCGTCAACAAGCCGGACATAGTCGTCATATGACATACCGCCTTCCATTTGATCAATGGCGGCTTTAACAGCGTCATCGGACAAATCATCGGCAATGTCTCTACCTAGCGTATTCGCAACCTCTGCGTCGGTGATGTCAGCTTCGGACAGGTCATCGAGGACATCGCCCCTACCGCCGGTCTGAGCAACCTCTGCGTCGGTGATGTCGGCTTCGGACAGGTCATCGAGGACATCGCCCCTACCGCCGGTCTGAGCAACCTCTGCGTCGGTGATGTCGGCTTCGGACAGGTCTACGCCCCCCGTGCCCGTGCCAGTACCTGTGATTTCGTCCACAAGCCTGACATAGTCGTCATACGACATACCGCCTTCAAGTTGGTCAATTGCTGAGCTAAGAATGTCGTCGGAAATATCTCCGGCGCTCACAGCGCCTTGCCCCGTTGCTGCCGTACTCGTCGTATCGAGCCCCATGTCTTGCAGCAGCTGCTGTCGGGCATTCAGAAGCTGCTCATCGGTTACGCCGTACTTATACGCTTCTTGAATAAAATCAGCTTCTGACATTCCTCCCCGACCAACAAACTCTTCGTAAGCGTCGACAATCTGATCAGTGGTGAAAGAGGGCGTGGTGCCCGCGCTTACTCCGCCTTCCGGCAGGATCTGCGCAAGTTCGTCAAGATCGCTGACAATGCCCGTAGACCCGATAGCACCTGTGCCGTTGTAGTTAGAGAACCCAAGCTCGGCGTCGATAGGCGCCGCAGTCGCCCCATCAAACAGATACGGCAGCGCGCCAGATGCGGCCCCGGTAAGCGCCCCGGTAACGGCCCCTTTAAGTACGTTCTGGTCATTGACTGCGGCACTACCTGCGCCGTAGGTTCCGCCCATAAGCGCGCCCGCAAGCGCACTAGAACCTGCTGTAGCCGTCCCCCCGCCAAGCAAGGCAGCGGCTCCTGGGCCCGCCAGCGCACCTATTACTGCAGGCGCGATAGTCTCAATGTTCTCTGCGAGCCAACCGCCGCTACGTTCTTCTGGGCGAAACACAACATCTTTCAGTTTGCCGGAAGTATCGTATACCGCGTGGTAGCCGCCGTATCTACCCCCTTCGTAGCTTGGATCGAAAGTGGGCGTGATCTGCCGTTCAAACCCCGTAAGTGTCGGCGATTCCCCCTCGCCTGCTCCACCTGAGTAAATAGGCGTAAGCTGATTGCCGATTGAAGGCACACCTCCCGGCGCAGAGTAGAAAGTACGCCCTCCGTACTCGGATTCGTACACGGGCGCAGATTGTTCAATCTGCAGCTGCTGCGGCGTAATTTGCCGCAAGTAGCCAAGTGCGTCATCCGGCTGCATGGCAGACAGGTTGCGCATATTAAGCGCCTCTCCTGCCCTACTAGCAGGCGCGGCCACGCTTGCCGCAGGCTGCGCAGGGGGCTGCTTGGACGCCAAAAAGACATCACGCGCTTGAAGAAGTTGATCGTCAGTGACGCCGAAGTCGCGAGCAGACTTGATAAAGTCTGCGTCGGACATCCCCTGTTTGACAACAAAATCTTCGTAGTACCCAGCGATTTCTTGGGGAGTAAACGTACGCTGTGCTGGAGCCGCTGCAACAGAAACAGGAGCGACCGCCTCATTGACGGTTGGCTGCGCCGCAGCTATCGCTTGTGCCGGCGACTGGTTAACCATAGTCTGCTTGAGATCTGCCAACGCCATCGGATCGATGTTGAAGTTGGACATGAACTCGTCTTCTGTTTTTCGTCCAGAAGCGACGTACATCTGGTATTGAGTCGCCAGTTGTTCCGGCGTCAGGCCAAGACCGGGCAGACGCGTTGTAGTCGGGCGCGAACGCGTAGGTTGCTGCGGAGGCGGCGGAGTGCTGATGATGTTGGGCGCAGTGCCTCCAGCCGGCGACGGCGGGCCCCCAAGCGGCTGCTGCGGAGGCGGCGGGGTGCTGATGCTGTTGGGCGCAGTGCCTCCAGCCGGCGACGGCGGGCCCCCAAGCGGCTGCTGCGCCGCAGCCGGTGCAAACGAAGCCGGAGGCCCAGCGTCAGCACCGGGCATACCCGCAAGATTGATCGAGCCAACACCCGCAGCCGGAGGCCCAGCGTTAGCACCGGGCATACCAGCAAGATTGATCGCGCCTGCGTCAGCGCCATACCCGCCCATCGGCTGTTGCGGAGGCGGGGCAACCATCTGGTTAGCAGCAGCCCACGAAGTGTTCTCAGGCACCCCAAGGAGCAAATTGCGCGCGCTCATAAGCTGCGCATCAGTGACGCCAAAGTTGCGCGCCCCGCTGACAAAGTCAGCTTCTGACATCCCGCCTTGCGTAACAAACTGCTTGTAGTAGTCTGCGATCTGCTGAGACGAGAAAGGCGCTGCAGCAGGCGTGGCACTCCCTGCCACCGACCCGCCGTCCGCGTACAAGTGAACAGCTTCTCCTGACGGGGGCGGCACAACACCACCGCCCGCCGCCTCATACGGCGTCAACGGCGTAAGGCGGTCATCGAAGTACTGTCCGCCCATCTGCTGCGCTTCTTGCCAAGGCCGCTGCTGCCGCTGCATGACCATTGGGCGAATCAACGACGGCTGCTTAGTGACCGTCGGTACCGTCTTTTGCGGCTCCATCATAGACGCGCCAGCCAACCCCGCCAGCCCTGCCTGCATCAGCCCCTTGCTGCCCCCCATGGCGTCGACAAACGCCTGCGGTCCGCCCTTCTCGGTCAGTCGACCAAACCCAGCCCCAATCTTGTCAAATGCAGACGGCGCAGCACTTGCGCTGAACACTTCTCCGGGCGGCAGATTGGCCGCGTAGGGCACCGATGCCGCCTGATTAGCCAATGCCTGCGCGCCAAGGTCTGTCAGCCCACCCGCCAGACTGGCACCGCTGTAGGCCCCGAGTCCCGCCGCGAGGCCCTTGCTGAGACTGCCAGAGGCCAGCCCCGTGGCGCTGCCGATCAGCAGACTGGACGCAAAAGGGTTCCATCCCGTGACGCTGCTTACCGCTGCACCGGCAAGTGCCGGCAGGATCTTCTTGAGGAAATTTGCCTCAGGCAGACCTGTCTCGGGGTTGACCGTAAGCTCCCCTCCATGCGCACGAGCAATAGCGGCAAGACCGGCTACTTCGCCGGGAGTCATATGCACAAGGGTGGAGTCCCCGTGACGGCCTTTATGGGCGATTTCCTGAGCAAGATTCGCAAGGCTCATGCGTACCTCAATTGTCCGCCGGATAGGCGTAGGTAGCCGTCATGATGACGGACGGAATGGCGGGGATGGGCGCTGCCGCAGGCTCTGCGAGTATTCTAGCGCCGGAATCGGGAGAACTCCACACAAGTTCAAAGTAGTCACCCGCGCTCAAAGACACGAGGTAGTTCCATGCCGCTACCACTTCATCAGTTGCTCCGGCCAAGACCATCTTGGTAGCGCTGTCGGGCACGTCAGTGCCGTTTATCCTAAACCAGAAGTAGAACGCCGCTTTACCGCCGCCTGTGTGGTCTAGCTGCGCAGAGAACTGAAAGTTGTAAACGCCGGCCATCGTTACCTCAAGCCTCGACGGGTTGATTGCGTCTACACTTACCCCGAATGCCTCTGCAGTAGTGTCATACGTCACAAGGTTTACTGCGGACGTTACCGGGTTCGTCTGCGTGGTGGTGCTGTAGAAAGTACCGTAGTTGTTAAAACCCCTGAGCAGCTGCGTAAGCGCGCTGTCAAGCTGCCGGAAGTACAGTCGCAGCGCATTTGTGAGCTTTTCTTGGTGCCCCGAGTCGTATTCTTTTGGCGCTAGTGGTAGGTTAGGGGCGCGGGGCGGGATCAGCTGCGCCATTACTTTCTCCCATCCGGTCTAATGTCGAGACGCGGCGCGCCTAACTGCCAAGTTGTGCCCACTTGTGCGCTAGATACTTTAAGTGCTATCTGCCTGCCACGCACGCGCGTGTACACTTGGCCTGTAAACGCCTCTACCGGTACGGTTGCCGTACGCACCACGTTCGCGCTGTTTGTCCCACCCTGCGAAGCCGGCGTTGTGTAGCCAGAGCCTGCGTTTTTCAACGTCAACAGCGTGAAGTTAGCAGTCGGCGCAGCCGACGAAGAGCCCCTAAAAGTTATATCAGGCAGCACCCGCCAGATGTAGCCGAAATTGTGTCCGTCGCCGATGTCGAACTCAGAGGACTGGATGTAGGATTCGATTGCTGCTGGCGTCCCGGTGGCGTTATCGTCCGTGCCCGATTCATGCGCCACAAGGTTGTTCAGATACGTCGCGGCTTGCGGGTTATTGCGCAGCGCGGAATCGATCCACGCCGTGCGTGCCATCGAGCCGTAGTACCACACGTCTTCGCCGTAGTTATAAACGACGTAGCGATCTACCGTTGTGCTGTTGGCTGTGCAGTAGAACCACCACACCTCGTTAAAGCCTTCGTTTGTGCTGGAAAAAACTTGGGAAGCTTGTCCCAAGTTGATATCATTGTAGATGAACTGCCGAAGGTCGCAGCGTAGCGTTTGCACGCGGCCATCGTACATGTAGAACTTGTCAACACCCATCCAGTAGACTACGCCGGAGGCTAGCGACGCCGCGCGTGTGCTGATGATGGAGATGTTGGCCGACAGCGGCTGGCTTGTCCAAACGTACGGAGGGCCGACATACTGAAACGAGTACAGCGCAGAGTCAGTAAAGACGACGATCTCTTGGCGAGTTTGCACAGCAGCTACAAACGTCGAGCCGCTTGATAGCCGCGTAAAGCCCGCCTGTGTGACCGCAGAAGGGGTCCAGTTAGCGGCGTCTTCTTGGTCAGACCACCGCACCAGCATCGGGTCAATAGCGGTGGAACCGATTTCGTTCGTGCCGAACGCAAACACAAAACGGCTTGTGTCGGAAACAAGCGCGTAGTTGGCGTACAGCGGAGTGTCTGAAGCGCCGGGCATAGTCGACAAAGGAACGCCTCGTGCCGACAACGAGTGCGTGCCAGACTGCGTTCCTGAGGTATTGATGGCCGGCCCGTTATACGTTAGCGACAGCTGCGCTGTAAAAGCAAATACGTTGACGACATAGTAGTACGCCCCCACTGCCAGCCCTGTAGGCAGCGCGCCGGTAGTCGTGAAAGACACCACCATGCCTTCGACAGGCGCAAACGTGAAAGTAACCACTGCCGGAGAAGCAATAGTTACGAAGATCGTAGAAGAGGTAACCCCCTTGGAAGCGTCCCAATAGTATAACGCGCCCCCGTTAGGACCGTATATCAGGTCTTCCCCGAAGTTCTGCTGATTCCATATGCGCAATAGCGGAACAGTGGGATTGATGGGTAGCGGCGGGCTACCGCCCCAAGGCGCTGCGCCCCACCCTCCTGAACCCCAGCCAAGCAGAGGATTGGCGGCAGTTTCACCTGAGTTGACTTGGTACTGCGTAATGACGGAACCGCCCCCGGGAGAACCTGCAGCGTCTGTTGCATTCGCCGTCGCTCCTACGGTGATGGAGTAGGAGTTGGTGTTAATGACGGTGATGACGAATTCGCCGGTCAGTACGCTGGCAGTTATATTGCCGCCAAGCCCTGTAATACCCGCCCCCATGTACGTCACATAGTCGCCAGTCAGTGCGCCATGGTCCGTGTGCGTGACGTTGATTACAGCAGAGCCGTTCGTAGCAGTGAAAGGGTTTGTCAGCGTAACCGTGCTACGAATCGGCGTAACGTCGTTGTACGCTCCGCCAAGCTCGATGTAGAACTTGCGGTTTGTGCCTACACCCATAAGGTTCTGTGCTGACAGCGTAATCCAGTTCCAGAGGGAGCGACAGATACCTATGAACGTGTTTGCTGAAATGCGCACCCACCCGCCAATTTGCTCTGGCGTGCCTTGCCGAAAACGGATTTTGTCGCAGTCGTACCAGCCGCCTTCAGTGGTATACCGCGTGTTTTCGCGATTGACGCCGGCTTTGAAAACGGCTTTGAACAAGGACACGGCTACTCCTTCAGGAAGAGCGCACGCTCAGCAGCGCGGCGGCGCACAAGTCCCGGCAATTTTACCCCTTGTGCATAGACCCAGCGTGGGAATTGATCGGCTGCGCCTTCGTAGTCGCCAGCCAGCAGGCGGCGGCGCAGTGTGCTGATCTCAAGGTTTCCCGGCCCGGCGTTGAAACTGAAGTCCACCAGCGCGGCGAACATCCCCGGCGTCATCTCCACCGGGCACAGGGACCACACCGCTCGCGCGTGCTTGGCGAGATCCTCGTTGCACCATTCGTCCGCCTCGGCCCGCGTGATGGGGTGATAGCGGCTCAGGGACTCCCACTTGTTGCGACTCAGCAGCCTGCCCCAGCCCTGTGTCGGAAAACCTACAGGGTCGTGGTACGGGTAGATCAGGCCATCCTGACCCACCCGGTGCAGCCCCTCGAACTCATGCGCGAGGTCGCGGGCAAGATGCAACCAGCGGCCCAAGGATCACCCCGCACGCTTGTCATTCTGGGTGCTGCCGCCGAACGCCGCCCGCATCGTGCGCTGGCCGAAGTAGTAGCCCAACACCAGCAGGAGCACTGCCCAGTCCTGATCGGACCATGTGGCGAGAATCGCGGCTTCCTTGGTGGTGTTGGCGGCGAGCGACTCAAACAAAGTCCACTTGTAGACCATGTAGAACCCGAACGCGGCATAGGTGATGACGGGCCGCACCATGCCGAGGATGAAGTCCAACAGCGCGAACAGATAAAACACCGGCACGATCACCACCGCGCCCCAGCGAGTGTCCGTCACCCATTCCTTCGCCGCGTCCAGCAGTTGCACCCCGAACGATTGCTGCGGCGTGCGCAGCGTCTTCATCTCGGCAATGTCTGCTGTCGCGCTGATCTGCTCCATGCGCCACAGGTGCTCCTGCGCACCCTGCTCAAGCCGCAACTTCATCAGGGCAAGCTCGTGCGCGTACTCCTGCTTGCGCTCGAACCACTTGAACACTTGCGGAACGAGCGGCCCGAGGAAGCCCGTGATGAAGGAGAGGATCTCAAGCATGGATTACTCCACAGGGGCTAGGCGCTTGATGAACGCTTGGATGTCACCGTAGAACTTCTTGGTGCCGATGTGCGCGCAGGTCATACGCGGGTCGAGCCAGCAGTCGAACCCAAGCTCCGCGAGCTTCTTGAAGAGCACGGTGTCCTCAGAATACAGCACGCCGTCCACGATCTGGACATCACACACCATGCGCCGCACGCGCCCTTCGTTGGCGTATTCCGGGCTTGCCTCCCAAAGCGCAGTAAATGCCTTGCGGCTAAGGCGTACGAACCCGGTGCCCAGCGCGTCGACCTTGATCAGGCCGTTCTCGTGCACCGTCAGGTCGCGGGTCTTGGTGACATAGATCTCGGCATCGTCGGTCTTCTTGCGCGCTGTGCCACCCACGACATCCTCTGGGCGGGCGAGCAGTTCCATGACCCAGTGCGGGTTCCACTCCATGTCGGAGTCGATGAAGATCATGTCGTCGTACTCGCCCTCGACGGCAATACCGAAGAGGTCGTTGCGCGCCCGCTGGATCAGCGCGTCGTAAGACATGAACACCGGATGCACGAAGATGTTGCTTGCCTGCGCGATGCGCACGGTGTTGATGAGCGAGTTCGTGTACCAGACATCCAGCCGACCATCGTAGGCCGGCGTGGCGATCAGGACGTTGCGCTGGGGGAGTTCCTCAGACATACGCCTTGCCTGCGGCAATCGCGGCGTCCACGGCAGTCATGTCTTCATCGGTCCAGTATTCCTTGACACGCATCAGTTCGAGGTGCGCGACGTTGCGACCGACTGCATCCTTCTTTTCCTGCTCGCTTGCCCCCTTCATCTGCTGGCCCGCGATGATCGCGTTGATGAGCCAGACGCTGTCGCCCAGCGCGCTGTACTGCTGAGCGATTTCTTCGGGGGTAGGGGTATCCATCACTTTGCTCCTTGAAGTTGCGCGACTTGCGCTTGGAGAGATTGAACTTGTGCCGAGAGATCTTGAATCGCTTTCACCAGCACGGGCAGCAGTTTGCCATAGCCGGCTTCCAGCTTGTCGGGGTTGCTTGCGTACACAAGACCGGGGATCTCGGTCTCGGTGGCTTCCTGCACCTCCTGCAGATCCTGCGCGATGAATCCGGTATCGGGCACGCCGACCTTGCCGCCGTCGCGCATGGCCCATTCAAAAGCCACAGGACGCAGTGCGTTGACGAAATCCAACCCCGCCGGCAGGGGGCGCACATTGCGCTTGTCCCGTGCATCCGAGAGCGCGGTGATCGTGGTGACCTGCGCGCGGATGGTCGCGATACTGCTGTTGCCGAGCGTGATCTCGTTGGAGACCGTGGCGCTGGACGATGCAGCGTTGTAGCCGATGATGGTGTTGTTGGAGCCGGTGGTCAGGTTGTTGGTGCCAGAATTGCCGGCGTTAGCGCCAAGAAGGGTGTTTTGCGTACCAGTAGTAATCGCAGAGCCGGCGAAACATCCAACTGCAGCGTTATTATTACCAGTAGTAGCTTGCGACAAAGCCGAGCGTCCAACGGCAACATTCTCAATTCCGGTTGAGTTGACGCTAAGCGCCAAATAGCCTACAGCCGTGTTTGAGTAGCCCGTGGTGTTAGCTGCTAACGCGCGACCCAACGCGGTGTTTTCGTACCCAGTCGTATTGGCCCCTAGAGCGGTAAAGCCGACGGCTGTGTTTGAGTATCCGGTAGTATTGGCGTCAAGGGCCGTCGCTCCCACAGCTACGTTATCAACGCCGGTGGTGTTTGCTTCAAGTGCACGGCGCCCAACTGCGACGTTATTAGTGCCTATTGTGTTAGCGGCAAGCGAGCCTGCGCCAAAAGCAGTATTATCATTGCCGGTAGTATTGGAATCCAATGCTTGATAGCCAAAAGCTACATTTTGCGATCCGGTCGTGTTGGCGTAAAGCGCCTGATGCCCTACGGCAGCGTTATTGCTGCCAAAAGTGTTCGTTCGCAGTGCCTCGTTGCCTACGGCAGTATTATAATTGCCTGTAGTGTTTGAGAACAGCGCTTCATTGCCGGTCGCCGTGTTGTAGTCGCCAGTAGAAGATGTAAGTGCGGCGCGCCCTACAGCCGTGTTTCTACTTCCGGTGGTATTTGCACCAAGAGCTTCGCTGCCCAGCGCGGTGTTGTACACGCCGGTTGTATTGGCATCCAGCGCTTGGTACCCAAGCGCTGCGTTATCTTGGCCTGACGTATTCGCCTTGCCCGCCTGATACCCGATGAACGTGTTATTCACCCCGGTAGTCGAGTTCCCCGCCTCAAAGCCCAGCGAGGTCTCAAACGGCGTGGCCGAGTCGGTGTCGCCCAGCAGCGAAGCGCCAGCAGCCGCAGAAGTCCAAGTCGTGCCGTTGCTCGTGAGCACGTTGCCCGACGCGCCGGGGGCTACGAAGAGCGGAGCGGAAGTGCCATTGCCGAGGATGACGTTGTTGGCCGTCAGCGTGGTTGCACCCGTGCCGCCGTTGGAAACGGGTAGCGTGCCAGAGACATGCGTGGTAAGGCCGATCTTGCCGTAGGAAGGTGCTACCCCTACACCGCCCGAAATAAGCGCGTTGCCCGTTGCGACATCGGCCAGCTTGGACAGTGCAGTGGTGGTCGAGGCGAACAGGAGGTCACCGACGGCATAAGAAGACTGCCCGGTTCCGCCGTTAGCGGCCACCAGCGTGCCTGCGACTGAGACCGCCCCGGAGGTCGCCGTAGCTGGAGTCAGGCCCGTGGTGCCGAACGTGATCGTCGTGACGCCCGTTGCCGAAGGCGTGGCCGAAGTCCAAGTCGTGCCGTTGCTGGTCAGAATGTTTCCGTTTGTGCCGGGAGCCACAAATTGCACAGGCGAGGCGCCATTGCCGAGGATCACGTTGTTGGCGGTCAGCGTGGTTGCGCCAGTGCCTCCCTGCGCCACCGTAATCGTGCTCAAAGGAAGCGTAGACGCCACCTTTGCAAAGTCGGAACCGTTCCACGCAACAACACAGCGCTCGCCAGCAACAACCGTTACACCCGTGGTCGGCCCCGCACCTCGCAGAACAATCGACTGTGTCCCGCCCGTGGAGTTGATAACCACATAGACTTTGGTTCTTGCCGGCGCAGTGATATTTCGCGTCAGCGTACCCGTAGCCGTCCACAAAATGACCGCTTGGCGTGCTTGATTGGTCGCACCTGTTGTGTCAGTAAGTGTTACGTCAGCATCCGTGCTGAGCGTAGTCGTTCCGGCTACAGCGGAATCCAGCAGCGTCGTGATAGCGTCATTTACCGTCTGCCCCCATGTGCCGGTAAGATCGCCCGTGACCGGCAGCGCGAGTCCAAGATTTGCAGTGTATGTCGTCATGGCAGTCGAATAAGCGCAGAAGTTGCTGTGGGGGCAGGCATTGCGACAACAAAAGGTACGCTGGGGGTCGCTACCTTGTCAGCGCCGAAATCCAGCACCGCGATGCTTGGATTGGTTGTTCCGTTGTCCAGATAGATCAACGCCCCTCGCGCGACAAACGACGCACCTGTCCAAGTTGCATCGCTGAACCCGAAGAACGCGGTCGTGCCCGTTGAGGTTGGCGCAGTGGTGACCGTGATGATCGTTCCACCTGCTGTATAGCCGGTACCCGTAATCTCGCCAGAAGCGGTGTACCCTGTGGTGCTTGCGCCGATATTCGCTGTGGCCGTGTACAAAGCCATCCGGTAAGTGCCGGCGTTGAAGTTGAACGATGCTGTAAGCAGTCCAACCTTGAACGACGTTGTGAGGGTTTGTGCGATGGGCATATCACCTCACCGGGGTTTTTTGGAAGCCTGACCGGTACTGGTCTTGCTTTTCTGCCCCATCGCCCAGCCTCTTGGCAAGCAACAGCGCTTCCTTGTACTTGTCGTCGTACAGCTTGATCAGATCTGCCTCGCCCTTGAGGAAAACGTAACATTCGACAAGCGCGCCGTAGAGCAGCACGGTGTCCATGTTGTCCCCGAGCCATGTGCGCCCACTTACCGCCGTCGTGATCGACTCGGGGTAGTGGTAGTACTCAAGCGGGAGACTGTAGGCGAGATCTGGCGTCGGTCCCAGAATGAACCGAAGCTCCTTGGCGTCAGACTGATCTACGCCGTAGATGCCGTACACCTTAGGCAACCCCGTAGCCGCGACCGTCGGATACGTCTCTCGGATGAAGCTGGGGTCTTTGTTCAGCAGGTAGGTGTACACGCCCGAAGCAGGAACGACTGCCAACGAGTGCGCTGAAAGGAAGTCCGAAGGGCAGGTGATGTACGGCGACCCGATGACCGCCGTAAGCGTCGTGGCTTTCCGAGATGCCGCAAAATTGACCGTCTGGTAGATGCGCTGCTCCGCCTGCTTGATGCAGGTGTTCACATCAACCGTATCGAAGGTGTTCTCTAGGAACCCCTGAATCGCTGCGACAAGCTCGGTATAGGTCATATCTTACGCCATCGGCCCACGCGCCATGGTGCCCTTGGTAGCGGCCCCGGTACCGCGAATCTTGATGCCCGATGTCTTGATCTCAGGACACGGTTTGTTGGAGTACGCGCCAACGCTAACGCGCATGTTCTGCAGCGTGGGTTCTGCCGGCTGTTTGGTCTTGGCCATTATTTTCCCACCTTGCCTTGGTTCTTGACACGAGCCATGTTACGGCCCATTTGCTGTGCCATCGCGGACGTGACACCGCCCTTTGCCATCTTGTGCATCCGCTGCTCGTGCTTCTTGACTTCGGCCGATGCGACCTTTTTCATCTTATCCATGTGGACCTCCGTGACTACGATATCGTTACTGTACCGAGTTCTGCGCGGCTCACCAAGTAGTTTGGCGTCAGCCCGTCATCGTTGGCTCTAGGGCCCCCTACCGGCGCCCATCCCCACTGCGTGATGCGGCTCCCGTCGCCGGGGTTGCCGAGCACGTTGAGCCCCGAAGAGACGTAGCTTCGATCCGGGCGGGGGTTGCGCACGGCTTGAGGGTCTTCAATCGGGAAGGTGCCCAGAAGCAGCTGAGGGTGACTGGCCTCCCAGCACTCCCGACACACCATGATGTTCACTTGCGTGAACTTGATTGTCAGTTGCTTAAGTTGGCGCAGCTTAAAGCGAAACCCACACCTGTCACACTCCGCAATAGAGTGTCTGGCTGATGCGAACGGCTGGGGCATACATCATCTCCCCAACGGCGAAAAGCGCGGGATAAATCGCACCGACGCCTTCTCCCGGTCCTCGTCAGACGCAAGCTGCCACGCTTCGTCGTACTGCGCCTTAAGCATCTGGACGCGATCCATGCTCTCGGGCCGCTTGATTGCAAGGTAGTACGCCAGCCCCGCCACCATGCAGGGAATGAAGCGGAAAGGCACGTCCATCGTGTTGGTGCCGTTGCCTGCGTCTTGAATGCGGCGAAGCCGCCAGTAGACCAGCGTGTAAGTCTGTGACGTGTCTGGCACCGGCCACAAAGTGACCGTGGGGACATCCACACCCCGCTTGACGAAATACTGAAGAGGGCGCGCTTGCTGCAGCTTGTTTGGCAGCGTCGAGTAGGTCGAAACGCTGATGCGAGAGATGGCGATATCTGTCTGGTTGGAGACGGAACCTGCGTTGGTACGAATCACCGCCTCCATGATGTCCACGGTATCCGCCGGCAGCGGGTATGCTGCCGTTCCGGGCGTGAGCACTTGTGACAGTTGCTCAAACGTGAACATGTTGAGCCCGCGATTGGCCCAATCTGCAAACAAAAGGTTGAGACTTCGACGGGCGGAGCGCATGTCATAGCCCGTGCGAATCTCGAAGCCAGCACGCTCCCCTGCCTCTTCGACTAGCTCAACAAGGTCTAAGTCAAATAGGGTGGTGCCGGATGTAGTCATGCTATCTCTTCGCAGTCTTTGCCGACTGCACGAACGCTTGTGCCGTCGGCGCACCGGGGGCGCCGGGCTTGCGCATCTTTTCGCCGCTACCGGCAGCGATACGCTTACGCTTGGCGTGAATGTTCTCGTACAAGCCGCCTTTGGCCAACATCTTGACAGGCTCAGTGCCGTCACGCTTGACCACTGTACGCGGGCGCTTAGCCGGGGCAATCGCGCCCATGCCACGGCTCGGCCGCATCAGATGTACCTGCCTTTCGTCTTGCCCCGCGAAGCAATCCCATCCGCCGAGCGGACATAGCCGCCCTTCTTGAACGCACCCCCATCGTCGGACATCCGCATCTCGTCGTCATCGCGCGGGGGCTTACGCTTAGGCGGCTCCGCGCGAAGTTTGCCACCCTTGCCACCGGGTCCACGAGAAGGCGTAGCGCGCATCGACGCACGCGGCCCTTCAAGCTGCGCAGCGGCGCCACCAGACCCCGGGCGTGGGGTCGGAGACGGCAGCAGCCGCGAAGGCGCGGGTTCCGCAGGAGGCGGCAAACGCCGCCCTGCAGGCCCTGCAAGCTCAGGCGCCATACGCGTAGGCTCGCCGCGCCCAAGGAACCGCGCTACCGGGGCCGTGTTTGCCAGCGCACGCCCCGTAGAAGCCCCTGCAGCCGCTCCACGCAGTGCGCGGAGGGGCGGCATCATCGCCTCAGGCTCCACGCGCTCCAGCGCCTGCGCACGCTCCATGCGTTGCATACGTTCAAGGTCTTTGCCCGATGCGGCGGGAGTCTCAGGCGTGCTACGCCGGCTCAGCCGTGCAGTCTCATCGCCCGTATCAGTAGGCGCAGCGGCACGACGACCGGCAGGACGGCTGGCAGGACGAGCCTGTTTTTCGCCAAACTGCTCATCGATCTGCGCTCGCATAACCGCATCGCGCGCCCGTCGGTAGATGTCCGGGTCGCTCTGAGCGAAGCGACCCCCTTCAGGTACATCCCCGCCTTCTTGGTACCGCTTCGCTTTCATGGTTCACCTCAGCAGGTTTTGCCGCCGCCAGCCATCTTGACTTGTTTGGCCTTGGTCTTGCCCTTCTGAGCAACACCGTCAGCAGCACGAACGTAGCCGCCATTGGCAAAAGGCTTACCCTTGGCCTCCGCCATCTCGTGCCTGATCATCGATTTCGGAGCGCCCTTCTTCTTCATGAAGGCCACTTCCTTCTTCATCATCGCGGGAGATTCTTTCATCTCAGACTCCTTAGCGGCACCGCCGCCAGCTTTGTGTTCAGCAAACTTCCTACCCACCGACTGGGGGATACCCACTTTCTTGGCGAACGCGGGGTTGTGCGCCACGCCTTGCATCAGTCGCTTCTGCTTCTCGCTTGCGTACGGCATCACTCACGCCCCGTAAGTTTGCGCACAGTGTCCGTCTCCCAGATGCGCAGTCCGGTCCAGACGATTGTGAAAAGCGCTGCAACGGAAGGCAGAATGTCCACAAGTGCTCCAATCACTGTTGCGACTGACAGCACATCGAGAATCTGCTTCCCTACTTCGTGATCGCTCGCCGTGTTCATGTCAGCAGTTCCACGCCCGCAACGATTTGTTGATCCTGCTATTGGGGTCACTTGCCGTCTTAGCAGAAGTCAACTTTCGTTTCATACCTTTCATTCTGGCACAGAACGAGTCGCGGCGTGAGCCCCCTTCAGGCTGAGGGGGCTTCAAGTTCATGCCCTGCGCTTTCGCAGAAGCACGCCCTTTGGCGTTCAGCCCGCCTTTAGGGTTCTGGCCTTCCTTGCGCTGCCATGCTGGCGTCTTTGCCACATCAGGCTCCCATGCCTTGAAGTTGGGCAATCGTGGTCTGCGTGTCGCCGATCTCTACATCAAGTCGGGCAATAGCATCAGCATCGCCGATAGCCACCGCATCCGCCCGCTGCCCATTTAGGTAAGCAAGCCTAGACTGCGCCAGCTTGAGTAGATCACTGAGTGTCATCACTACACCAGCGCGATAAGTTCTTGCGAGATAGTGGACAGATGCGCTTGCAGCAAGATCACATCGTACTTGTCAGTACCGTCGATGGCGGCGTATGCGGCCATACGAGACCCAAGTGTCGCTGTGCCTGATTGCAGAAAATCTGTTGGTGTGTGCGGACTAAGCACGCGGTTCTTCACATCGAAGCGATACAACTGATTAACCGCCGATGCCACATAGACGTTCATGTAGCAGAACCGCCCCTCGCCGCCGTAAGGCGCATACGCACCGGTTGTGCCCGCGCCTGTGGTCAATGCGCCGTCGTAAACAATCGCACCGCTCCAAGCCCCGGTAGTGCCACCGGCAATGTCGAGCACATCCAGCGCAGATCCGCCACGGAAGAAGTAGCAGAAGCTGTGCCGCGCATTTCGCGCGGGATCAGGCTGGATACCGAAGCTAGGCGTCCACAAACACCCCGCTGCGTTAGCGCCGGGGCCAACCCCAAAGTACGTCGTGGACCACGCATTGGCTGCGATGTTGTTTGTGCCGTTGTTGATTGTTGCGTCGGTGTAGTTGTAGGTGTAGACGGTTGTCGTCGCAGACGACCGCAACAGCAGCAGGTTTGGTAGCTCGATGACGTACTTGGCGCTGCTGCTTGGCTGAAAAGTCCACGCAGTGCCAAGGGTGTACACAGGGCTTGGGCCCGCCGTGTGGCTTGCGATAATGCGCCGCTGCCCAACCGCTGCAGGCGTCACCGTGTCCTGAACGATACGGATCTGAAAGTTCCGATATTCGTTTGCCAACACAACCGCGTCGCCAAGAGAAGCTTGGCCCGTCAGCGTAGAAGCACCGGAGGCGGTGGCCGTCAGGGCTTTACGTGTGGTGATGTTGGTGTCGTACGTAAACCCACCCAACACCATACCTTCGCCGGGGTTCATGTCATATGGCGTGTACTGCTCATCCAACGCCAACATGTTGGAATCAGTGCTGATCGTGGCAGGAAGGTTCGTGTTAGTAAGCGACGTAAGGGTGTTCGTCGCTACTTCGAAAGAGCGGAAAATCGTAGCCGCCAGCGCACCCGCCGACAGCATCATCACACGTCCAGACAACAGTTCGTAGCGTGAACCAATTGCTGGGGTGAACGTCAGCGGGTTGTCCAGCGTGAGGGTGGGTGTTGACGATGCGGTATTGCCGACAATAAACCGCTCTTCCGTTTTGCCAACGCTCGTATCAATGACGCGGAGCTTGAAGCCGTAGTCGCCGCTGCCGCCCCGATTAGCCAGCATGTTGAGGCCCACCGCCGTCGGGAGTGCAGTGGTCAGCGGCACCGAAGTCGTTGTAGCGCCGGCAGCAATCGTGCCAACCGCTGCAAAAGACGGCACGAACACAGACGCTGCGCCCGCACCAAAGGTGCCGCCGAGACCGGGGTTAACCGCTAGCGTCCACGCTTTGGTGATGATGTTGTAGCGATTGAGAATCGCCGCGCTGATCAGGTTGTAGGCAAACGGGTTGCGGCTCAAGTCGCTGCGCATGTCTGCGCACATGCTCGTTGCCGCCGCATGCGCATTAGGCGAAGGTGCGACCTGCGCCCAAATAAGCCTATCGATGACTTTTTTGAAATTGTTAGCCATCGCGTACGCCTAAGAAATTCGCGCCCTTACGCAGTTAGCCCACGCATCCAGATTTGTCTGGTTGATTAGCATGGCCCCGTTACGTCCATCGATATTGGTCAAGCCCGTCACCGTCGTCACCGTCGTCACCGTCGTCACCGTTGTTACGGTCGTCACAGTGCCAGATTCAATAGCCGCTGTTACGCGCTGACGTTGCGATGCACGGTCGTACCCTTGCGGGGCAGAAAGCGCGTTGATGATGCGGGAAAGCTGAAGGTGCGCATCTTCGTCATGCACCGGCACAACAACATCTGTGGAAGTCCCCGAGATCTTTACAGGGGATACCGTTACATCACCCGTGGGCGTGTAAGAAGTCCACGCAGGGATAGCAAAAGCACCGGGAGTGCCCGACCCCGTATCACGGTAGACGAACAGTTGCCCGGTGCTGTCGACGAAGACAGTATCTGACAGTGACCCGCCACCTCCACCACCCCCACCCCCCGTAGTAGGCAACGGATTACCCGAATTGATCGGGTTACCGTCCTCATCGAGGAGGGCTGTGCGGAAGTCTACGATGCCCGTCATTGCGATAGCTCAGCAATGTGCTGCTTGTGCAGCGCAATAAGACGATCACGTTCTGCCGCCAGAGCTTTCTTCTGCTCCGCCAGCGTGGCCGCTGCGCGATCCAGTTCAGCCGCACGAACATCAAACGCCGCTACCCGCGCGGCCAACTCATCTGCCGCTTGATTGAGCGCCTGCTCTCGTTTGGCAACTGCCGCGACCTGCTCTGCTGCGTCCGCTTCCAGCTTCTGCGCAGCGGTGGTCATCTGCGCAGCTTTCACTTTTGCAGTGTCCACGACATCTTTGGCAGCGGCCTTAGCTTCTTGCTTGGTCTTCGCAGCGTCTTGCTTGGCTTCCGCCAACTCCTTGGCAGCGGCGGCGCGATCCGCGTCAACCTGCTCGCGCAGGGTAAGGATCTCAGTTGCCGGCCCTACGAGTGCCAAGACCTTGTTGTACTCGTCAGTTGCCTGCTGCAGCGCAGCCATCTTGTCAGCGTAGGCCGTCGGGTCCGCCAACAAAGACAACATCTTGAAGGTCTTGGCAACGTCGTTGTCGGGCGCTGCTCCGCTAATTCCCGTGGCGATCATACCCCCGGACCTCCGGCCTGAATGATGGTCAGCCGCGTTGTGCCGGTACCAGAGTTCATCACCAAACGCACCCCTCGAACAGGGTACGCGATGTTGGAATCCAGACTACCAGCTTGCGAGGTAAGGCTAGGGTGATTAACCCAGTTACCGCTTGCGGGATCGTAGCCGGGAGCGAACACATCGTCAAAGGTGTACTGCACGGTGTAGTTCACCGTGCCCGTGACCGTGACACCCAGCGCGATGTTGAACGGCGACATGTAGTGGTCCAGCGGACACACGCTGGACGTACTAGCTGCACCGCTGAGCGTGAAAACTACTGGACGCATTGTGCCTCCTCAATCGTGCCTAAGCACGATCAGTAGCTGCTCGGGGCGGGGACTTGTGCGCCGTTGTCAAGACGCTGCTGATAGACCACCGTGATCGCGATCTGGCCTGCCGTCGGGTTACCCGTGGTGGCAGTGAAGGTGGCCTGCACCGGAACATCGACCGTTCCGATGTTGTCGAGCGCCGCGACTTTGCCCGAGATGGCCGTGTCGACTGTGGCCTGCGTCACACGCGCCACCGCAGTGCCGGTGTTGAACGACGCCGCGAATTCAGCAGCAGACCCCGACTTGCCGATCTGCACGCCGACCTGCGTCACACCACCGCCCGAAATGGTGGTCAGCACTTCAGGGATGAAGTTCAGGATCTTGGAACCGGCCGGGAGGGTGAAAAGCGTCTGTGCGACCGGGGCGGCGGTCAGCGCAACACCAGAGACGTTGACGTACGCCGTGCGCGACAGGGTGACGAGGCCGGTGTTCTCACCGGGTGCGTAGCGGACGGTGCCGGCACGAACCGGCCCGGAAATGGTGGCGAAGCCCATGGCTTGTCCTCAGTCTGCGCCCGCCGTCTTGAGGAAAATCTGCCGAGTCAGTCGACGGGCTGTGATAGGTCTCGGTTAAACCAAGGCTAGCATAAAAGAAACGGCCCCACAAGGGGGCCGTTTGTGCTGCTACTTCGTGTTGCTTAGCTCGAACCGGGCGAGCCGTAGATGCCCAGCGGATCGCTGACGCCGAAGCTGTAACGCTCACGGGCCTTGTAGCGAACATTGCCGGTATCGAAATCGCCGTCCATGCTGGTAGACAGCTTGGTGCGGACGAAGTGCTTCATACCGTTAGGCACGTCCGTGGTGAGGAACCACGCATTGCTGTCGGTCAGGAAGTGGTTGACCGTGTAGCCGCCGGGGATCGACCCGTTGTTCTTCAGCGCGTTGATGTCGTTGTCCGTGGTGCCGACGCGCAGGTTGGTTTCCAGCAGTCGGGTGGCGACGAACATCAGGGCCGGCGGGATGATCAGCTTCTTCGGCTTGGCAGCGATCAGCAGACCCTTCTCGTCCGTCCACGCCGCGATCTGAATGACTGCCGCTTCGAGCGAAGTCTCGTTCAGGTCCGCCGCCGTAGCAGGACGATTGCTGTTGACGCCACCGGACACGAGCGGGTGGGCCGTGCTGAACAGGCTGACACCATCGCCGTAGACCACGGTAGACGAGAAGCCTTGGTTCAGCAGATTGGCCGCTTTGACCTGCTTGGTGTAGGCCATACCACGGGCCAGCGCCTTGGTGTACCGGGCACTGAGGCTGTCGTAGAGGTTGTCCTCCACAGCTTCCTCGGTGATCGAGAAACCGAGCGCGATGGTCTCGTGGTTGTAGCGAGCAGTCCACGCTTCCTGCGCGTTGTCGTACTGGATCGCGGAGCCTTCGGCCTTGACCGGCGCTGCACCGAAACCGGCCAGCTTGGTCTCTTCCTCGAAGCTACGTTCCGAAGACTCGGTTTCGTAGATCTCCTTGTGCTCCTCGCCGTAGCGAGCGTACTCCAGACCGAACAGCGCGTTAAGCCCCGGCAGGAGTTCCTTCAGCAGTTGGGCACGGGTAATTGCCATGATGAATTCTCCTCAGATGCCGGTTGCGAACTCGTAGGAGTGGTAACCGGAGTTCCACTTCACGAGGACTTCGGGGTAGCCGACGAAAGTCAGCGTGGTCGCGGTAGCGATGGTCACCGACTTGGAGATCGTCACCGTCGTGCCGTTCACGTTGGTCACGGTGCAGTAGTCGCCCGGACGCGCATTGGTCACGTTGGGAACGATCAGCTGCATACCCGCCTGCAGGCCGGCGATGGCCGAAGACAGAGTGACCGTGGTGGTCGAGGACGTACCGGAACCGACGAGGGTTACCGCCGTCTCAGGCACCACACCGACGATACGGAACGGACGCGCCGCCGCTTGACGCACGTTACCCGTGCCATTGGTCGGCTGATCGCCCGAGACGCCCATCACCGAGTTGCCGGTGAGCGTGTTGCCCGTGCCGCCCGTGACGCAGTAGACGTTGGTGCCGACGAAGTTCTGGTTGACGTAGCCGACCGTCGTCGCCGTGTTGGACAGACCAGCCGAAGGCTGACCAATCGCAACCGACTTGAAGACGGCGTACGGGTCGTCCACCACGAAGGCCATCGCATCATTCGCGAGCGTGCCAGAAGGCCAGTACTGCGCGAAGAGCTTCTGACCCGTCGAGGGGTTGGTGTAGGAACAGCCCACGAACACACCGACCTGACCGGCGCGCGCCGTGGTGGTGGTCGAGGTGGTCATGCCGGTGACAGTGACAACGCCAGCCGCAAGTTCAACGAGATCGCCGTTGAAGATGTTGGCAGCGTAGCCGTAGCCAATCGGCACTTGGCGGATTGCGCCAGCGTACGGGTACCCCGAAAGCTGATTGACGGGGTTGAAACCGTACGGAGCGTCAACAAGGGGATATGCCATGTTTGACTCCTGTGTTTAAGAACCGCGTCCGAACGACACTTCCGTCTTACGCTGCGCAAACAGCGGCATCCGTGCATCATTCTCGCGCATGAAGTTTCGGTCCACCGACTCCGTCTGGTCTGCCGTCTGACGAGCATAGTACTCGTCTCGGGCCCGGGCGATTTCGGCAGAAATCTTGCACAACACCAGTCCCCCGATTTCGATGTTCCCGCTCGCGTTGACCGCACCGGGGACCGCAATCTCGGGATGATCCTCGGCTTTGACCGGAACCCAGCCTTCACGGAACTTCTGCGAAGTGTTGCGGGGGTCCGCCGTGCCAAGAACGTGGGTTGCTACCCACCGAAACGCCCAGCCGGCCTGCGGGGCAGGATCAGGCAGCGTCGACGGGGGCTTGTACTCGAATCGTTGGGTCTTTTCGCGGGACACCAGATCCCGGGGGGTGCGCTGATCAGCCATTGGCTCGCTCCAGTTTGAGAACTTCCGCTGCGTATTGCTGCGGAGTCAGGTTGTACTTCCTTGCCAGCGCAAGCTGCGTCGGCGTCAACTGAATTCTCTTGCTGCCCGTACTCCGGGCACTGGGGGCGACCACGCTTGCCGGCCTACTGTCCGGTTTGTCAGCGGCGTTGTTGCGAGACTTGCCGAAGAATTTCGGGAAGGTCTCACGAAGGCGAGCATCAACTTGCTCGAAGTACTGCTCAGTGCGAGGGTCGAGCCCTTCCCGCACCAGCCGCTTGTGCAGCCCGAGTGCGTAGAGAGTCATGTCCTCGTGTTCTGCGTCACCAAACCACTGGTTCTGTGCTTGCCAGCGCAAGGTCCGCTCATCGAGCTGGGGCTTGGGTTCAGCAGGTTGTTGCTGTTGTACCACAGGCTGTTCGCGCTGTAAAGCGGGCTGGCGCTTTTGGAGTATCCGCGCCTGCTGCTGCCGCAGTTTGGCGTCGGCCAGCGCCTCCTGCGCTGCCACAATGGCGTCCGTGTCGAACGCGTCGTGGGCGGCTTTGAGACGCTGCTTGGCTTTTTCCACGTCGGCGTCAGCGGCATTGACTGCTGTCGTCGCGAGCTTGCTGGCGCCAAGCGTGTTCTGCAGACGCAGTCGCTTGTTCTCCTCCACCATCGCGGCGGCGATGCGCTCAAGCTCCTGCTTCTCTCGTGCGAGCGCTTCCTTGGCACGACGCTCGTCGTGGCGGGCGTGTGTAAGCTCTTTGATGCGCTTCTGCACGCCTTCCGAGTAGCTTGATAGCTCGTCGTCCGTAGGCTCTTCTACGGGCTTATCGAGCGGCTTGCGGCCTCGATCTGCCTCAGGGGTGTCATCCACCACCTCGATTTCGATCTCGTCGTTGGCCGAAGTTACTTCCACTTCGTTCTGGTTCTCGGTACTCACCGTTAGCTCCTCAAGCAGCGCGTGTGATGCCACGCGGATCTTCAACAACTGCGTCGATCTGGTCGTCGTTCAAGAGTCTGAACTCTTTGCCGTAGATCTTGAAACGCGTACCTGAGTAGGTACGGACCAGTATGAAATCACCCTTTTTGCACCACGGACCTGACGGAAACTTGGTGGTGTCCTTGTACGCCTCAGGCCCGACTTCAACGACGAACAGCACGGTAGTGGCGTGCTCTTCCATCTTCATGAAGCTGTCGGCCTTGACGATGCGCGAGTTCTCGAACGTATCTGCTACGTCAGGGACCATGCACAAGATTTTCCAGCCAGTTGGCTTGGGCAGCTGCTTGCCTTTAGCCTCGTCAGATGCGCCTTCAGGCGGGGCGTCGAACGGCTGGATAGGCTCCGGCATCTCCATGCCGGGCAGGGTGAGTTGTTCAGTCATCATCGGAGCGTTGAACCTTTTCTAGCAGGGACAGTAGGTGAGCCTCTGCGTACGCCAGTCCCTGAATAACGCCGCAAAGGTGTTTGTAGTCTTCGTATGAACGACAGGCCCCGTTGGCCATGTCGTCCGCGTAGTTATTCATGTCCTTGCGCAGCTGAGCGCGCAGAGCTTCTGCAAAGGACTGTATCACGTCCTATCCTTTCGCGTTTGCTGCTTTGACTTGGCAATGTCAATACCCATCCTGACACCTTCGCGCTCTTGATCTGCTGCCAACTTCGTTTGCTTGGCACGAATGTCGGCACCCAGCTTGGTAGCTTCAAGCTGCAGTCGGCCGGAGACCTCTTCACGCTTAAGATCGATTTCGTCTGCTTTGGCCGCAGCATCAGCAGCAAGCTTCTGTGCTTTAAGCTGAAGCTCCTGCATCTTAAGCTGCAGTTCTTGCATCTGGATCTGGATAAGCGGGTCTTGGGCTTGCTGCTGTGCTTGTTGCTGCGCCGCGATGGACTGACTGTTCGCCAGCACCTGTTGTGCCGCCTGCGCGAGCATGGGTGCCAGCGCTTTCTCCGCTTCGGGCGAGAAGTTCTCCTCGGGGTCTGGCAGCGTGTACCCAAGACGCTCCTCGACTTTGACGCGGTAAGCGTACCCAAGGTGCTCGGCGATGTGGGCGTGCAGTGCGCCGGAGATGATCTGCGCCTGCGGGTTCTGCCCGAGCGTCTGTGCCAGCAAGGGGTCGTTGAGCATTGACAGGTGCACCGAGAGGTGCGCTTCGTGGTCCTGTTGCAGGAAAGCCTTCGTGGGCTTGCCCTTGAGCACGTTCATGTTCTCGGTGACCGGGTCGGTCGGCTTCATGTCGTCGGGCAACGGCACGAGCTTCTCGGCGTTCTTGATCCCCAGCACCTCCAGCATGCCCCGGTGCAGCTGCGGAAGGTCGTAGATCTGCGGAGCCATCTGCGCAAGCTGGATGGCCGACTGGTACTGCACGACCCGCTGAGCCAGCGTGGCCGCGTTGGGGTCGCTGACCGGGATGACCTCCACCATGCTGAAGTCCCGCTTGCGAGCGCGGGGGCGGTCGTCGGTGGGGTCAGTCTCGTAGTCGTACTCCTCGCTCGCGTCGTCGCGGATGATGTCGCGAATCAGGCTCAGTTCCTGTTTGAGCGAGTCGTGCACACGCGCCTGCACGGCGGTCATGACCTTCAGCTGGCGCTCCAGCAGGGCCAGCATGGTGCCCACAGGCGCCTGCGCGGACATGTCCGACACTTTCATGTCGGCGGTCGAGGCGAAGCGTCGTGCCTCCTCCACGATGCCGTTGAGCAGGTTGAACAGCGTGGCGCTGGGCTCTTTGTACGGCAGCGGCAGGATGCTGTCGCGCAGGGGGCCCGAGCCTACGTCGGCGTCGCGCCATTCGCCCGGGGCAATCGGGGAGTCGTCGCCCTTGATGCGCAGCCCTCGGCTCTTGATACCCCCGGGCAGGTTGGACAGCGTGCCGGCATCCACCAGCTGGCGCAGGATAGAGGTGGACCCCCGGGCGAAATTGCCAATCAGGTGGAACAGCCCGAAGCCATACGGGCCGTAGCCGGGGATGTAGTTGTACTGCACGAAATGCTGACGGCGTAGCTTAAGCTCGTCGTCTTCGCGCCAGTTACGGCGAATCGACAGGCAGATGTGCGAGCCTCGCACAATCGTCACCACATACGGGAGCATGATGCCCGTAGGGTTACCGTCCTTGTCTTTGTCTTCAAACCCCGGCAGATCCAGTTCAACGCAGGCTTCATACAGCATGAACCTGTCGTCGTTCAAATCGTGAAAGCCTGTTTCTTCGTCTTTGGCTTTCTGAATGTCGCTGTACTCTTTGTCCGGGTCGCCCAGATCGCACTCTGCGTAAAAGCCGCTGTACTGCAGCTTGACGATGTCGTTCTTGGTCTTCGGCATCTGGTGCGTAACGCGATGCGAAGTACGCGCGTCGGCTACACCGTAGGGCAGAATGATGTCTTCTGCCGGCACAAAGACAGAGGTTTGCCGTTTAAGCGACGGGTCGTAGTAGACTTTCTTGAAGCCGCAGCCCGTACCCGGCAAGTTCCACAGCAGCCGTTCGTGCTCTGGGCGGAACTCCGGCATCTTCTCGGTCAGCTGGTAGTTCATCTCAGAGACAACACGCACAGACGCGTCTTTCTTCTCAGGCGTCTCTTTGCCGATGATCTTGGCCTTGACAGGGCCCGACGCCGGAAAAGTCTCCGTGATGGTCTCAGACTGGAAGCGCACAACGGCTTCTGTTATCACCGGGTGCGTGATACCGCAGGCGCCTGTCCAAGGCTCGGTACGTTCTTCGTACTTGAGCCCCAGCAGCTTGATGCCGTCGATATACGTCTGCTCCCAGTCTTTACGCGAATGTTTGTCGTTGTCGATATCCGCGGACAGTTCGCTGACCATCGTCTGGATATACCCCGGGTCTAGGTAGTCCACGAGGTTAGCGTCAAACGGGATGTTCTCCGCGTCGTCCGCACCAATCACGATCTCCATGCCGTCAGCGCGGATAGTGACCTCTTCGGGGTCAACGATCTCGATCTCCAGCGGCGCGTCCATGTCTTCGGCAGCAAGGGCGTCGAGTCCGACCGGCGCAGCGTAGATGCTCTTTTCCATAGCGTGTGATGTCCTCAGTAGTAAGCGGCTCGACGCGAACGACGCGCCCAGTGTGGTTCGTCCTTGGCGTCATCGCTGAGCGTGATAAAGCCGCCAAGCCGGTAACGGTTGAGTGCCATCACGACGCAGTCTACACGGTCGTCGTGCTCTCCGTTAGGAAACTCGGCACATTCGTTGATCACTTCGTGCGCCCATAGGCGATCTGGGGCCCAAACGACGCCATCCTGTAGTATCGGCGCAACAGCGTGGGTACGCGCGCGTTTGTCGTTGGAGACAAGGCGCGTGCCTCGGGAGGGGCTGTACTCCTCAATGGCGATGTCCATCTGCCGCAGTTCTTGGATCAGTGGTGCCCCGGCGGCTTTCTTCTCGATGAGCACGCACTCTGGCGACCAGTCCTTGTACAGTTCCATCGCTTTGGCCTTGAGTTGCGGAAACTCCCATCGGCCCCGGACGGCGTCAAGCAGGATGAGTTCCTGCCGGCCTGTCTCGTCATTGAACCACACGCCCCATGTGGTGCAGGCGCTGTAGTCGTTCATGGACTTGGTGTCGTGCGCGGTGTCCCACGTCTGCAGTACCCATTCTACGGGCGGGGGGTCGTCCTTGGGCCAGATGCGCCAGTGCTCGCGTTTGAGCAGCGCCGCTTCTTCGGACGTGGGCTCCTGCATGAACTGCGCCGCCCAGTAGTGCGGCTGCATGCCCGCCTTCTTTGCCAGCAGCTGCTCCACAGGCCACTGCTCAGGCCACAGCGAGCGCCCTGAGGGAAGGATCGCCGGGAAGCGCACCTCGTGCCATGGATCGGCTTCGGGGTTGTCCTCAGCCCATCTGAGCGCCCGCCCGATGGGGTCGCGTTTGCCCCAGCGCGTGCCGATCATGATGATGCGGCCCCCGGGCATCAGTCGCTGCAGCGGGCCCACCTGCATGTAGTTCCACGCCACCTCGAACGCATGGTCGGGGTTTGCCAGAACAGCTTGCTCTGACACCAAGTCGTCTGCGATCAGAAGGTGGGCGCCGTGGCCCGCCACATTGCCGCCAATACCCAGCCCGAGATACTTACCTTCTTTGCTTGTTGTCCAGTTATCTGATGCTGACTTGTCCGCAGACACGACAGTGTCTGGGAATATCTCCTTGTACTCTGGCTTTCCGATCAAGTTGCGGACTTTACGTCCAAAGTCTGCAGAAAGCGCAGCCGTGTGCGTCACCATCATGATGTGATGCTGGGGGAAGTGCCCTAAGTACCAAGCCACGAACAGATAGGCAATTGTTTCTGACTTGCCAAAGCGCGGTGGCATTGACACCGTCAAACGGTGCTCTGTGCCGTCTTTGACCTCGTGCAGTATGGGCTTCAGGAAGCGGTGATGCGGTCCTTCCTTCCAGTCTGTGTAGACGTAACGGCAAAAAGTCAAGAAATCTTCACGGCATTCGCGTATTTTGCGCTTGTGTTCTAGCGCGTCCAGCGAATCCAGCACTTCCTGCTTTTCCGCTAAGGACATTTTGTCCAAATTGGCCAGCAGTTTGCTGATTTCTTCCTGAGAAAGCGCTTCAATCAACTTTACGCTCCGCAACTGTGCCTATTTCTGCGTCAATATCGACAGTTTCTTCGGCTTGAGCAGGCGTATACGCGAGTACAGCCTCTTTTGTTGGCGCCGTGGTGGGTGTGATGTCGATTGCGTACCTGCTAAGACGCTCGCGCAGGCGTGCTTCAATTTCAGCTTCAGTGGCGTCCTTCTTAGTTACCTCAATTCGCTCTGTGAACAGCCCAACTTCGGTCACATTTCCGAGCATTTGCAGGGCGCGCAGTCGAATTCTGGCGTCAGGGTGTGTTGTTTCCTCAAGAATCTTGGCAACAGTGTAGCTTCTTAGCTCTTTAGCTTGATTTACGAACTCCCATTCGTAGTCTCCAAGCATTGCCGTAAGCTGCTGCACCGCCATAGGCGTACGAACGGCTAATAGCGCTTCCTTTTTCTTCTCTTCTTTCGCTTCTTTTTGCTTTTTTGTGGGCTCCGGTACTGCATCGAGCCCTGTGAGTACCGCAAACGCTTCGCATGCTGCCTTGGTTTGCCGTTTGATGTCTATTTCTACGTCGGACGGCACTCCTAACTCGTCTAACCACTGCGCAGTCGTGATTTGAGCGCCCAGAAGGTCTTTCGCGGACGCGTCGGTTACCGGCAGAGCGTCGTGGATATGCGCCGGCTCCGGCTCAAACCGCATGAGTTCTTCAAACATAGGTGTGCGCCAAAGGCGTTTGCTTGCTGTTGCACGGTAATGTACACTCGGACTGGGCCGCTGCGCAATGCGCATGGCCTGTCTCCTCTCTCCTGAAGCTTAGCCCCCGCACGCCGGGGGCTTTTTTTATGCTTGCGTGTGAGAATTTGACATTGGACAAAACAACAGGGCAAATTTTACAAAATAGGGGGTGGGGTGTGTGCACGTGCGGCTGCGTGTGGCTGCGGCTTGACTTTGGACAAAACAACAGGGCAAATTTTACAAAATAGGGGAGCGTGGTTGTGAAACACTGTCTGCGCCACGCCGCCACGTCATCGCTGCACACGGGGCCTCCCCGGTGGGTGGGGTTGGCAGGGCTGGGTTTTGGGGGCGAATCTAGGGGCAAAACGAGGTCATGCTAAGCTTTAGATGTCGGCAGCAGGGGCTGTCGATGCCCACTAACCGGGACAACATGTCCCGACAACCTTGCATAGGTGCTCTCATGACGCAATTCACTACCACTCTCGCCCACGCTTCCGTCGCGGCCGTCGCGACCATGAAATGGGACGATGCCGTGTCGTTCACCGTGATGGTGAACGATGGTTCCGAGCAGGCCATGCGCCTGCTCGCGGCTCGCCGCGAGTTGCGCGGTGCCGCCTTTGCCGATGTCAAGGCAAAGACGCTGAGAGGCTTTGCCGCCGCCAAAGGCGTGGTCCTCACGGTCGGCACCCGTGGCGCGACGGCCGGCGCGCTCTGCTGGCCGGAAGACAAGGCCGGCGCGGCCGCTAAAAAGGCCCACGAGCGCTGGATCAAAGCCCTGATCGGGCAGTCTCAGAAGAAAAAGGAAGAAAAGGAACCCATCGAGGTGCCCGATCACATCGCGAAGATTGCCGCTAAGCTGGTCAAGGCTTGTGGTGAGTACGAAGAAGCCTCGCGGCTTCTCGCCACGGCTATCGCCGAGGCGCGTGCGGCTTGATATTGGACACAGCGGTTGCCGGGACATCGTGTCCCGGCAATTTCTTCCGAGGGCAGCGTGACTCTACGCTGTGGGGTCGCCCTGTTCCGCCACACTTCAAGGCTTCAAAACCCCCATGAACCAAGACGACTTCGCCGCCATCGCGGCGCTCATCATCAGCGGGCTCGCGTCCGCTGCCATGCTGCTGCTGTGACACTCTGTCACAGTTACCACCACTAGGAGCTTTCACAATGTACGTACGCTTCAAACTCACCCCGGCGCAGCGCGCCAAGGCGTCGGCCATGCAGGCCGAGGTCGCGAAGTACTCCGATGTGGAGTACTTCCTCGATTGCGGGGTGTATTGGGTGGACGAGCACGCGTCCACCAATCCAGACCAGTGGGTCGGGCTCACACCCGACGGCCACCTCGAAGTAGAGGGGCAGCGCTGCGCCCTCCTCTATGATCGCGGCATCCACGCCGCGATGAAAGTGCTGGCCGGCGGGCCGCACGAAATGCTGAGGTACGAAACGTCCGACCAGCGCTTGCGCTGGTACGAGACGCTGGACTCATACATGCATAGCCGCGCATCGTTCGAGGAGCGCTGGTCGTACTGGCAGAGCGGGAAAGGTAAATGGGAGGTGATGTTCCCCCATTTGACAACCGTCGTGGCTACGCTGCGCCTCTCCGAGGCGCGTGCAAACGCGCAGTACACGGCGGAGCGCATCCGTCAAGCGCGGGTGATCATTGCCCGCGAGTTCGCCTAACCGGGACAGAATGTCCCGGCAATCTTTCAGGAGCTTTCACATGATCCAAACCACTGTCGCTGCCCGTCTGACCCACCGCTACCGCGCAGGGTGGGGACACCTCGACACATGGGGGCGCGACTTCAACGTGCGCCTCACGCCTGCGCGTGTGGTCGAAGAGCGCATCGACTACGATACAGGCGACGTGTCCCTGATGTGGGCCACGCTCGGCCCGAGGCTGTCCCGCAAAGAGCGAGACGAAGCGACACGTGCGCTAGTCGCGACATTGTCAGGGTCGCGCTGTCAACACGAGTACGACGGCTGCGGGTGCGCTACCCACAGCGCCCGCGTCTTGCGCCGCAAGGGGCGCAAGGTCTTGATCCGTACCAGCATCTGGTACAACTACTGAGGAGCTTTCACGTGATGTCCTTCAAGACCCGCCGTCGCATCAAGACGGCACTGCTCTACGCGGAGGCCCTCGCGGTCTTCATCCTCATGTTCGCCACGCTCTGGATGGGCATGGCTTTGTTCTAGCGTCCAACGTACAGCCTATGCACTGCGTGGGCTGTGCGGTGCGACACTGCACCTTGCCGGGACACTTTGTCCCGGCAACCTTTCAGGAGTCTCTCATGTCCCTTCGTGACGAAATCACCCGTGCTCTGACCAGCGCCCGCAACGATGTCGAAGCCGCGCTCAAGTGGACCAAGTCCATGGACAGCATGGCGCTGCGCACGGTGCTGCACAAGGTGCTGCCCCGCAAAGTACAGCCGTACGTCAGCGTCAGTCCGCACTCCCAGTCAGTGCATGTGACGGTGTACATGCACAACCTTTCGGGGTTCAAGTCCGCCAAACTCGTGCGTCTTCTTGCAGCACTCGAAGATGAAGGCTTCGCGTGCACGCACACCAGCGACTACACCTTCGATAGGCCCAATCGCGACTTTTCATTCCGCAAAGAATGCGATGGGCTCGCGATCACCATGATGGTCTGCGCCTATGTCAAGAGCGACAGCAAAAACTGTCGCATTGAGGTAGTTGAGACAACGGAGGAAGTTGTCAAGCGCGAAGTCAAGCGGATCGTCTGCGACTGACTTTGTCAAATGTCAAGCCCGCCTCGTGCGGGCTTGTCCAACGTTTGTAAAGAGTTTGTAAAGTCTTAAACGGCTTTACATCCCTGCTCCCCTTTCACAACATGCGCCCCCTCCCCCAACCCCTCGAAAAAGCGCTTGCATTTCAATAACCTGCCTGCCCACTACTACTACTCTATCCTATCTATTTAGAGTAGTATAGAAAGGATGGCGCCGCCGTCCTCCCAAAGTCTTGTAAACTTTTTGACAATGGCCCTGAAAAGTTGGTCGTTCGGCGGCGCCATAGGGGTGTGTACCCCCGCCGCATGTGGATTCCTGCCAATCGACCCTCAAGTCGTTGATTTTATTGGGCTCTTTCGATGGCTTCATCCCTGACATTTTGTCGTCCGACCTTTTCAGCATCTCGCCCGAATTCAGCCTAAGGCTTTGATTCCTCTGCGCTTTTTCGATGGCTTGGACCTCGTGTCTCACGTTAAACAGTAATCGGAGATCACATTTTGACCACAGATCCAACACGCATCTGCCCCCTTTGTCTCAAGGCAAAGAACCGCATAGCTTTTCGTCGCAAGCTATGGGGAGACGAGCTAGCGCGACGCCTTAATCAGGACACGCTCGATCAGCTGCGCGCAGCAGGCCGACAAGCTGTCTACATCTACGAGGAGATATGCCGCGCATGTCATCCACGCGGTTCGTACCGCCCGACCCAGCAACCCCGACCCTTGATAGAGAGCGCTCACCGCACTGGCATCCGACGCGCACACCTCATCGAGCACGATCTCACACGCAAGCACAATCTCACCCGAGCGCTTCTCAGCCAAGCACGGGTGCAGCAACGCATCGACGCGTGGAAAGACGAACTCGCCATCCTCCGTGCCGAGGATCGGATCATGTCATCGAGGCGCTCCAAGTTCCGGCACGACGCGGCGCGCGGCCGTCCGGGGGTACCCCCGGCGCTGATCGATTGGCTCGATGCCTACCTCGTCCTGTTGCGGCGCATCCGCGATGCGGCCCTGCTCAGAGCCCGCCTGACGCCCGGACTGCCTGCCAAGGTAGGAGGGTGGCGGGCCACCCTCACGGACGCCTTGGAGCGCGATCTCGCAAGCCTGAGGGGCATCTACACCGCCCACTCTCTCTACGCCTTCTTTCCCCGACGCCCGCCGCTGCTTCTGGACCGGGCGAAGGAGCCCCCGCGCCAACCGACCCGGCGCTAACCTATCTGTGACACGGTGTCACAGTTACCACTCCCACTAGGAGCTTTCATCATGGCAAACAAAGCACGCAAGCCCGCCGGCTACATCATCTACGAAGGCCCGTCAGAGATTGACGGGGCGCCCATAGCAGTGATCGTGACCGGCGTACACAGCAAATCATCCAACGCCAAGACCGGCGCTATGGTGCAGACATTCATCATCCGCACCGACATGCATCCGGTCGAGGCAGTACGCACAGGGGCCGACGCCAGCATCTGCGGGCAGTGCATGCACAGGCCCATCCTAGCCAAGCTCACAGGTGAGCCGCCCTGCTATGTCGACACGGGGCGCTCAGTCGCAGCCGTGTTTCGCGCATACTTGCGCGGGTCCTACGTTCGTGCGTCGGCGCTCGAAGTCGCGCTGCTCATCATTGCTCGGATGGTACGGTTCGGCACATACGGTGACCCGCTGGCTGCGCCCCTGCACATCTGGCGGGCGCTGATCACCTACGCTCGTGGGCACACGGGCTACACGCATCAGTGGCTCGACGCATCGCCCCGCGCGCGCAAGCTGTTCATGGCCAGTGTCGACAGTCCCGAGGAGCAGCGGCTTGCCCACGCACGCGGGTGGCGTACGTTTCGCGTAGCCACCGAGCCCACGCGCTCACCAATCGAGATCAGCTGTCCTGCCTCTGCCGAGGCGGGCAAGCGCACGCAGTGTGCTGACTGCCGGCTTTGCTCGGGGGCTCACCCCACGGCGCGCAGCATCGTCATCCTCGACCACGCCCCGGGCCACAAGCGCCGGGTCATCAACATCGCAGCCAACTGAATGCCGGGATTACCGGGACATCTTGTCCCGGTAACAAGTTGTCCCGCTTTCCACCACAGGAGTTACAGCATGACCACGAATATTGACTGGACCCGCATCAACAGTGACGTGAACGGCAACCCCCGTTACGTGTGCCATTTCCTCGACCTTGAGCCCGCGCCAGACTACACGCTAACGCTCAGCGATAGGTACGCACGCGTTGTGAAAGCCGCCAACGCGCTCGGCGGCCGCAGATATCACAACAAACAATTCGGCGGAGGCATCGTCTTCCAAGCCTACGAATGCCAACTCCCCGAGATCGTCTCTCGCATTCGTGCGAAGCTCGCTACCCGTTAACCACCCCGCCGCCCACACGGGCGGCACTCTCTCACCACAGGAGTTACATCATGAAGATCAAGACGACCGACCTCATTGGCCCCACGCTCGACTGGGCGGTAGACCAATGCGAAGCATCTGTAGCCGGGCACAAGAGTTGGTATCAGGACTTTCTGAACAGGGGTGTCTTGTCCAGTCCGCGCTACTCGGATGACTGGCCTCGTGGCGGGCCGCTCATCGAGCGGGAGGGGATCACGATCCAGCAAAGTCCCGAACGTGACTGCTGGATGGCGCACAAAGATGGCCCCGCATACGAAGGCCACACCCCCCTGATCGCAGCCATGCGGTGCTACGTCGCTAGCAAGCTGGGCGACGAGGTCGAAGTACCAGACGCACTCTTTGCCAGCTAACCAACCGCCGCCCTCCGGGGCGGCACTCTCTCACCACAGGAGCTATCACCATGAAGCACAACATACCGGAGTGGGCGTACACGTTGACGCCCATCGACCCTCCGACGAAGCAAGTAGTCGACAACGACGCGATGTTCGCGCTGCTCGAAGCGCAGGCGTTCGTTATTGTACGCGTAGACCCGTCCCAAGATCGGGTGAACAGCAACGGCGCTGTGGAGTCGCCTGTGATCAAGGCGATCAACGCACACGCACGCGTTGTCAAAGGGCGCAGGCTCTTTGTGCGTCGCCTGAGCGAAAAAGATTGGCTGATTTTCCTTGACCGTAATGCAACCAAGAAGGGAGCTTGACCATGACGACCGACAACACCACCCTGTACATGCGCCTGCTTGACGAGCAGACCATCAGCACGCTGCAAGAGCTTGTGAAGCGGCAGCTTAAAGCCACGGCGCCCAACGAGCACGCGCAGCAGTACGAAGCGATACTCACCCAGCTTGCCGCAGTGCAGCGACTGCCAGACCTTGAACGCAAACTCGCCGAGGTATGGAAGATGCGCGCCCGCGAGTTCAAGCTCAAGCCCACAAGCAAAGCCTACACAGCACAGGGCGAAGCCTACTTGCAAGGCATGCTTGCAGCACTCACACTGCTAGGCTACACTACGTATGAACGTGCAGACATGGCAGCGTTCTTCGTACAAGCAGGCAGGATGGACACCATCCTCGACGGCGACTTCAGACTGTGACACGTTGTCACAGTTAACCACCGGGCGCACACCGCGCCCTCTTCTCACCACAGGAGTCTCACCATGATCGACCTCAACACCATCATCAACACCGCCCTCACCGCTGCCATCGAGAAGTACACGCTGCCCCTGCAGCGCACGATCAATGCGCAGGAGGAGTACATCATCAGGCTGTCCGAGCGCCTCGCCGTGCTGGAGCAGAAGTGCGTAGCGACGCCGCTGACCGGCACCGTGGACTGGGCCAACTCCCAGCCTGCGTTCGACGCACCGGCTGCGCCCACTGAGCCCGCCGAGAAGACGATCCTCAACGACATCGACACGCTCAAGGCGTACATCGCCAGCGTGGCCGAGCAGGCCGTCGAGGACGGCATCGAGATGCACTGCAACGAGCGCGAGCACAACGACGAGAGCGACATCGACAGTTGGATCGAGCGCATCATGGAGCGCCACGAGTCCGACCAGCACGATGACGGCGACTCCTTCGAGGAGAAGGTCCGCGAAGCCCTGCGCTCGATTGTGCGCAACCTCTGACCACACCACCCTGACCAACCGCCGCCCTTCGGGGCGGCACCTTTCCCCACTAGGAGCTACACCATGAACAAAGACCGTCGCACCGAGATCAACAAAGCCATCGGCATGCTGCAAGAGGCGCTCAGTATTCTCGAAACCGCTCGCGATGAAGAGCAGGAGTACTACGACAACATGCCCGAGAGCCTGCAGGGCAGCGAGCGTGGCGAGGCAGCGGAGCAAGCCGTCAGCAACCTCGAAGACGCGTGCAGCAACCTCGAAGACGCCATCTCGTCCGCAGAATCTGCAGCCGAGTAACAGGAGCTACACCATGACCACGCTCACCAAAACCCAGCAGAGGCTGATCGACAGGGCGCGGTCTCACGGCGGCGCTGCCGCCGTCGAGGCGGGCAGCGGCCGAGGCGCTCTCGGCGGTCGGATGTCTTTCGGCAGTCGCGAACGCACGGCGCTGCACCAACTCGTTGAGATGGGCCTCGTGAAGATCATCCACCAAGACTCCGACCACTTCTACAACAACGGCTACTGTCTACAAACAGCTAGCTACCTTTACAAACTCACCAAAGCAACAGGCGCTACACCATGAAGACCAAGCACACGCCCGGCCCGTGGAACCTCAAACAAACGCACACTCCCGGTCCGTGGTGCATCATGGACAACGTGATCTACAGCGACGACGACACCGCCGTGTGCATGATCACCAGCTACCGAGATATGACGCCCAGACAGGCGGCTAACGCCCGCCTCATCGCGAGTGCGCCCGCCTTGCTCGAAGCCCTGCAGTGGGCGCTCGCACAAATCGAAGACGACCTCGACCTCGACCATCAAGCGGCGCTGGCCAAAGCCCAAGCCGCCATCGCCAAAGCCACAGGAGAATGACCATGCCCCGCCACGAGTTCACCCCTGAGCACCTCAGCTACGCCTGCGAGTTCCTAGACCGCACGGCACCGTTCTTCATGACGTACTACCGCAAGGTCGAGCCGGAGAGCATCGAACTGACCTATGCCGTCGAGCACAACGATCTGCTCGTGCTGGGCGACTACGGCATCAGGCTGGACAGCAAGCGCTCGAAGTTCATCGCCGAGTACAATGACCAGATCCCGGCGCACAAGGAAGATCCCGGCTACACTGACCCGGTGCTGTTGACCGAAGACGCGCTGTTCGACAACGCGCTGCTGGCCATTGCGCAGCACATCATCAAGAGGGAACACCAAGCGTTCGCGCAGGAGTACGACAAGCCGAAGCCTCGACCCATGGCGCTCGACAACCTGTGGCCGTTCCCCGAGAAACCCCGCAGCAAACCCACCCGCACCACCACCCCCGGCGCTGAAGACGCCCTGTTCTGAGGAGCAACACCATGAAAGACAAAGCAGTCACCGACATGATGCGCGCGATGGATGAAGGCATCATCCGCACCATCGACATCATCACCGCGCCTTTCTCCGAAGACACGCCTGAAGACTCAGCGTCTATGTACGCCGCAGTACTCACCGTGCTCAGTCGGATCGCAGCATCCTGTGCAGTCACCGCAGGCATGACTGAAGAGCACTTCACGGCCAACATGCGCTCAACCTACCGTAAGGTAAGCGCCGTGCAGGCCATGCGCGAGATGCTCGACAGGGCGGCCAGTGTCAAGCCGCAGTAGTTGACACACAGTTCTCTATCTGCCATAGTCTCTCTCACCGGGGGCGTCGTCCCCCACTTCACCACCACTCTAGGAGTCTCACCATGTCTCACGAACTCACCACCAACACCGTGACCGGCCAGATCGAGTACGCCTATCTGCGCGCAGACGGCGCAGGCTGGCACGGCCTTGGCAACCCCGTGGACAACGGCACCGACATCGACGCGTGGCGTGTCGCCGCCGGCATGAACTGGTGCATCAAGCGCTCGAAGGTGCGCTACGCCGTCGACCGTACCGGCGACGCGTCCGCTTTCCTCGAACTGCCGGAGCAGCACGTCCTGTTCCGCAGTGACACCAAGGCAGCGCTGGGCATCGTCAGTGACCGCTACAAGGTCGTCCAGCCTGCTGAAGTGCTGGAGTTCTTCCGCGACATCGTCAAGGTGGGCGGGCTGGAGTTGTCCGCTGCTGGCACGATCTACGGAGGCAAGCGCTTCTGGGCGACTGCCAAGATCGGCGAAGCCAGCCCGCTGTCTATCAAGGACAGCATCGGGGGCTTTCTGCTGGTCTCCACCAGCGCTGACGGTTCATCGGGCACTGAGGTACGTCGCACATCAGTGCGCACCGTGTGCCAAAACACGCTGGCGATGGCCATGGCGGACGCTAAGCCGTCAGTGCGTGTCACGCACCGTTCCGTTTTCGACCCCTCACAGGTCAAGGAGTTCATGGGCCTCAACGAGGCAGCATGGGCTGCGTTCCGCCACCAGATCGTGCGCCTTGCCAATGTCCCCGTGAGCGCAGAGCTTGCCGACGTAACCACTGCAGTCCTGCTAGGCAACGGCCCCAGCGATGACAAGGTCCGACTGTCTGCCGGATACAACAAAATCATCGACCTGTTCAACGGCGACGGCAAGGGTGCTAAACTCGACGGCGTCTTCGGCACAGCATGGGGTTACGTCAACGCAGTCACTGAGTACGTCGACCACTGGACCCGCGCTCGCACTGACGAGAATCGCTTTGTCGCTGCGCAGTGGGGGCAGGGGGCCGACATCAAGAACCGCGCGCTCAACGCCATGACTGCCCTGCTGCCTGCCTGAGATACAACCCGGGGGCTAACGCCCCCATCAACTACAAGGAATCACCATGTTCGCCATCGAGACCGATGTCCCCGTTCCCGCCCGTGCCCGTAGCGGGCGCTATCCGTTCGACAGCCTCCAGCCGGGGCAGTCGTTCTTCGTGCCGCTCGCTGACGGCATCCCCGCCGCCCAGCGCGACGATGAGATGCGCAAGCTCGCGCGTCGGGTGTCGTCCAGCTGCATGGCCGACAAGCGCAAGAACAAGGACCGCAGCTACCGTACCGCTGCTGCGTCCAAGGACGGAGCCATCGGCTATCGCGTCTGGCGCACTGCCTGAGCGTAGCCAGTCGAAAGGGGGCTACGGCCCCCTTTTTTTGCCCGCAGTTCACCATTTGACAACAGGAGCCTCTCATGCAGATCCCCAACCAGATCAAAGCACTCTTCGTCAAGCCGACGGCGCAGACCATTGCACAGCGCCAGCTTGAAGACGCGCAGCGTCAGCTGCTCGTGTACCAATCACAGACAGAATACAGCCAGCAGATGGTGAAGTACTACCAGACCGCCATCACGAGGCTCTCCGCCTATGTGCGCACGAAAGAGGAAGGTCGCGATGACTGACCCTCTGATCCCTGACCCGGCGAAGGCCCAGCAGGCGCACCGTCGGCTAGAATCGTTGCCATCCCGGGCGCACCGCCCGCTGCAAGTGCAGGCTCTCAAAGTCGACCGGTCTTACGGCGATGCCGAGGCCGTGGTCCGTGAGTACGTCATGCAGGCTGGGTGCGATGTCACCGTGGCCGACGTTGTCGAGGACACAGGCGTGCCTAAAAGCACTGCGGGCCGGCTGATGAACAAGCTGGTGCAGGACGGCGTGCTCGTAACGTCCCGCCGACTGGAGCAGTCGCGCTGGATAGCAACCTATAGGAGTCGGACATGGGCGGAATGAATGATCGTGCCGTGATGCGGCAGGCGCTGGAGGCATTGGAGCACTACGCGCAGTTTGGCGCGACTGTGAGGGCTCGCGGCGCTATTGAAGCCCTCCGCGCCGCGCTGATGGAGCCGGTGGTGGTGCAGGAGCAGGAGGAGCTTGTAACGCGGCGCAGTGCATCGGCGGCGCTTGACTATCTGTCGTTGCACAACGGACCGGGCCGACTCGCAGAAGCAACGAAGATGCTTGTCCACTCACCCCGCCGCGAGTGGCGAGGGCTGACGGATGCTGACTTCGACTTGATTTGCGACAACCACTCGACGTTGCAAGGCGCGGCCCGCGCTATCGAACAAGCATTGAAGGGGAAGAACTATGAGTGATCTACGCGAAGCCGCGCAGCAGGCGCTGGAGGCGTTGTCACTTGCGCTTATTGATGGTGATTGGCGAGCAAGGAGAGGCAGGAATAGCCCTACGCAGCCTGTAATTCACAGAGCGTATGAAGCCCTCCGCGCCGCGCTGGAGCAGGAGAATGGGCGCCCCTGTAGTTGTCGATGGGTGAACGACACCATGACGCAGGAATGCACGCTGCACCGAATCATCAAGGAACAGGCGCACGACTGGTGCGAGCGAGCCAAGGCGGCCGAAGCAAAGCTGGGCGAGTGGCGTGAACTGACCCAGCAGCTTGTTGCGTGTCACGAAGAGGACACTTGCCCTGCTGTGAAGCAAGCCAAGGAGATGCTGGAGCAGGAGCCGGTGGCGTGGGTCAATGCTGACCATTTGCAGGGGCTCACGTTGGGACACTACGGGCACGCTGAAATCTACACGGGTGAGTCACAAGGGCGCATTCCCCTCTACACCCACCCACCCCGCCGCGAGCAGGAGCAGGAGCCGGTGGCAATAAAGGATGACGACGGTCTTACGCTGAAGGCTGGTTGGGATGATTTGCCAGTGGGGACACCCCTCTACACCACCCCACCCCGCCGCGAGTGGCAGGGGCTGACGTTGTTAGAGCGGTCGCAGATCATGGCTGACGTTACGGCGAACGGCAATGTGGGCATAGATTTGCTGATCTGCGCCTTTGAAGACGCCTTGCGAAGGAAGAACACATGACTGAACAAGCAATAGCTTTGCAGTTGGCTGATGCGATATGGCCGTGGCCCGGTATCTCTATCTTGACAGATGGACAGGCAAGGAAGCTGTCCCAAGCCGCCGCCGAACTGCGCCGGCTGCATGAGGTTGAAAAGCAGCGCGACGAACTGCTGGCGGCGTTGAAGCGCATCAAGGAAACAGGCGTCTTTGTCGGCGCAATCGCGCAGGAGATGATGGACGCCGCCATCGCGAAAGCGGAGGGAGCGAAATGAAACTGACACCGTGGTTCCCCGCTCATGTCAAGCCGGTGTATCCGGGGGTGTATGAGGTGCGGTTCCCGCCCGGTACATGGTATCGCCGCTGGGATGGCACGCGTTGGTATGGTGGTAACTCTGACAAAAAGATAGCAGCACTCGCAACCTTAAAAGGCGCCAGCCCTTTACCGTGGCGCGGCCTCGCAAAGCCGCCGAAAGGATGGGGGAAAGCATGAAACTCACACCGTGGTTCCCCGCTCATGTCAAGCCGGTGTATCCGGGGGTGTATGAGATACAAAGCGACAGTATAAATTGGTACCGGCGGTGGGATGGCAACCGTTGGTTTGTTGGAGCCACAACAAAGGAGTCTGCTGCGGTAGAGACGATCCCGTTCTTTGGAACGCCTGATGCCCCGTGGCGCGGCCTCGCAGAGCCGCCGAAAGGATGGAAGACATGATTGCGCGAAACGTCTCACTGCTGCTGGCGGTGTTCTTGCTGATCACGATCTTAATGGTAGCCGCCTGCTCTAAGGCGGGGGAGCACAGCCTCGATAATGTGCCGACAGGGTGGAAATCGATTGTAAGCCCCGGCAACGCTTGGACCTATGTCGTTCCCGTAACGCTGGACGACGGCACCCGCTGCATTGTTCTGACAAGTAACAGCAACAGGGGTGGAATCACTTGTGACTGGGGGAAGAAATGACCAACGACGACCGCATCCACGTTGTGCCGATCAACGATTTGCGTGAGCACACGGCATCCCCCGACTGCTGGTGCAAGCCAACCGAGGATGATGAGTACCCCGATGTCTGGGTGCATAACTCAATGGACGAGCGCGAGCAGTACGAACAAGGTAGGAACAAATCATGACCAACGACGACCGCAACTTCGGCCTTGCCCCATTAAAGCGAGAGGGTGCCGTTATGGACCCTGATGAGTTCGTTTGGGAGTGCGATCTCAACAAGTGCGAACGGTGCCGTGCAAAGTACCTTAACTGGAAACGGCGGTACGCAGAAGATCAGGAGGGAAAGAAATGAAACTGACACCGTGGTTCCCGCCTGATGCCGAAAGGATGAAAGAAGTGACCAACGACGACCGCAACCTGCACACCTGCAACTACTGGTGCATGAGGCCCGAGTGCATCCTTGCGCAGCGCAACGAACTGCGCGACAGGGTACTGAAGCAGAAGCCCACGCTATGGGCACACAAGGACAACCCGCACCTGATCACTTATGGCAAACCGCTGGCCGAGGAGCAGTGGGACGCGATGGGGCCGCTCGTATGAACAGAGAAGACATCATCCGCATGGCGCGGGAGGCTGGGTTCAAAGATCATGGTGTTGCCGAGATGTGGGGCAACCTGACCGCCCCTGAAGAATCTATTGAACGCTTCTTCAAGCTGGCCTACGAGGCCGGTGTCGCAGCCGAGCGCGAGGCGATCAGCGACGAGTATGCGTCGCGCCTTCAAGGCGATCTGGAACATGGTGTTAAGTGGCTAAACGAAGCAGCCAGCGAGGAGTTCACGAAGAAATATCCTGAACTGTCGGCGTTCCTGCAGTGGTTGGATGCCCGATCATTACGCTGAAGCAATCCGCGCAAGGGGAAAGAAGACATGAGCAATATGCGAGAGCAGCTAATGAAGATCATTTCGGAAAGCTATGACCGAGGTGTGGCTGACGCTCTAAAAACTGCCGTAGAAGCTACCGAGAAGGCCATTGCTCATGCAGTCGCAGTTGAGCGCGAAGAACTTGAAAAAGAGTTACTCAAACTGAAGCGCAATGTCGTAGCCCCCAGAGACTACACCCAAGGTCGTTGGGATCTGATCGGAGAGTTTCAGGACATCATCCGAGCAAGGGGGAAGAAGTGACCCGCACCGACAGCACCCGCACCGCCGCTGTCGACCCCGACTACTACTGGCGACCGATGAGCACCTGCCCGGTGGGTAGCAAGGTGCAATTGCTGGGGCAAGGCGGTGTCGCGGCCTACGGGAAGTGGAACGGTAAAGACAATTTCTGGATGGGCTGGGCACCGCTGCCGAAGATCAGGAGAGAAGAATGAGCGCCTGCCCATCCTGCAACACATGGAACAGCCGCGTGCTCGACACTCGCAAGAGCAACGAGACAGGCTGGTATGTCCGCCGCCGGGAGTGCTACGGGTGCAAGCACCGCTGGGTGACTTACGAGGTGCCCGCCGAAGATGTACAGCAGGCAACCAATGACCCGCCGAGCGAGACCTGATGCCGACTTCGTGGCCGTGCAAGCCGCGAGGATGCACGCCCTGCTGCGCGAGCGCGCGGCGGTGCCGAGGGAAGAACTGGAGTATCTTGTCGAGCGGGTCGCCAAGTTGCGCGACGAGCGCCTGCAGGCTGCGGTGGCCGGCCTGATCGGCTGGGGCGACGACGAGCGCGCCGAGATCGAGACCTTCGTGGCGATTGCCATCGAGGTCATGAAAGCCACCAGCGTCAGCCGCCTGCGTGCGGCGGCGCGGACAGTCGAGTTGAGGTATTACGCGCAAGAGATGCGCAAGGAGCAGAATGATGAGCGCGAATGATATACAGGTTGCTGGCGGTCACTACAAACAATTCAAGTACCAGACGTGGGACGTAATTAACGACTGGGGATTAGGGTTCTTTGACGGGAATGCTGTCAAGTACCTTTCGCGTTGGCAGCACAAAGGAGGTATTGACGATCTCCGAAAAGCCAAACACTACATTGAGAAGTTGATTGAACTGGAGACAGCGCCCAGCGAATCAACTCAACCAGAACACCGGTAGGCATGGTGAGAGCGCGGCGCTGCGGGGGCTTGCAGATCTGAACGCTCGTCGCGGTAGCTAGTTAGCCTACGTCGCTTTGCAGCTAGCTACCACCTGAACCGCGAATCGGGGGCGCGGAATCTGCATCTCCCCCGAACCTACACACATGGCTGCTACACCAGAAGCTAAAGTAAAGCGGCGTATTCGCGACGTGCTGACAAAGCACGCAGCCTATTACGCCATGCCCATAGGTACAGGGTACGGCAAGTCAGGCACACCTGATTTTCTGATATGCTATCTCGGCTTCTTCGTTGCAGTAGAAGCCAAAGCAGGCAAGGGCACCACGACAGCGCTACAAAGAAAAGCGCTTGATGACATCGCTGCTGCAGGCGGCGTGTCTTTGGTAATCAATGAAGACAATCTCCACGAATTGGAAGAGGTGCTCGATGCAATCCGAAGAAGAAAAGAGAATGGAGGATGTGCACCTGCTGGCGCTGGTGCACCAGACGCTGCGCATGCAGCCCGAGGCGCTTCAGGAGTTCCAGTTGATACTGCGTCAGCTGGTGAATTGCTACCTTCAGTCAGACGACTCGAAAGTGCTAGCGCTGTTCATGCTGCACGAAATCGAGGAGGAGCAACTGCACGTCAGACCACTCCACCACACGGACGGGGCGGCGGCGCTGGCGATGCTTCGAGCCGCGACACAAGCGTACGGCATGGCGATGATGGACGAACAAAAGATGACCGCACATTAAAGGTGAACAACATGGGTGCTCCTTTCAAACAGATTCTGACACTCGACTTTGAGACCAAGTGGGACTCGAAGAACGGATACACGATCCGCCGCATGACCACGGAGGAGTACATACGGGATAAACGCTTCGGCGCTTGGGGCGTTGGGCTGCATTGGCTAGGCTCGGATGAGCCCCCGCGCTGGGTGGGCTACACTCATCTGCGCAGGGTGTTTGACGAGATTGATTGGAGCACGACTGCCGTGCTCTGTCACAACGCACAGTTCGATGTGTCTGTGCTGACTTGGGTTTACGGACACGAGCCTGCGTTCATTCTCGACACGCTGTCCATGGCCCGGGCGCTTCGAGGAATAGAGGTAGGCAACAGCTTAGCCAAGCTGGCTGAAGAATTCGGACTGCCCCCTAAGGGCAAAGCAGTGCACACCACTGACGGTAAAATGGGCGTGCTGATGCTGGAAGAGGAGAAAGAACTTGCAGAGTACTGCAAGCACGATGTCTTTCTTTGCGAAGAAATCTACAAGCGTCTGGCGGAGAACTTCCCCAAGAGCGAGCTTCGCCTGATCGACATCACGTTGAAGATGTACACACGCCCGTTGCTGGAGCTTGACCCGGACATGCTCAGTGACGCGTTGATGGAGGAGAAGGAAAGCCGCGAGGCGCTGCTGGCTATGCTGGGTGTGCCGGAGGAAGCGCTGGCTAGCAACCCGAAGTTCGCGGAGTTGCTGCGGCGTATGGGCGTCGAGCCGCCCATGAAGAAGAAGCGACCGACGCCGACAAACCCGAACCCGACGGGCAAGACGTTCGCCTTCGCCAAGAACGACGCGATGTTCCAAGCGCTGCTCAATGGCGACAACGGCGACGTGGCGCTGCTCTGCGAGACGCGCCTGCGGGTGAAGTCCACCACCGAGCGGACGCGCGCCCAGCGCTTCATGGAGATTTCGGAACGCGGCAGACTGCCCGTGCCGCTCTCGTACTACGGGGCCATTACGGGCCGATGGACTGCCTCCAAGGGCAGCGCCATCAACATGCAGAACCTCAAGCGCGGTTCGTTCCTGCGCAAGGCGATCATGGCTCCTGAAGGCAACGTGCTTGTGGTCGGCGACCTGTCGCAGATCGAGCCCCGTGTGCTGGGGTGGCTAGCCGACTACGACGAGATGCTGGACATCTTCAGGTCCAAGCAAGACGCCTACGCCATGTTTGGTGCGCAGATGTTTGGCATACCGGGCATGACGAAAGAGACGCACCCCGATCTTCGGCAAAGTGCGAAGTCAGCGCTGCTGGGTGCGGGCTACGGTCTAGGATGGGCATCGTTCGCTGCGCAGCTGCTGGTTGGTTTTCTGGGCGCTCCGCCGGTTCGATACGACAAAGACTTCGCCAAAAAGCTGGGTGTAACGCGTGACTACATCGAGCGCTTCGTAGACTGGGAGGACAACGTAACAGCGATGGCGGAGATCCCGCACACATGTACGGCTCAGGAGCTTCTCATCCACTGCGTGGCAGCGAAAAAGATCATTGACATTTACCGTGCAACGGCGCATCCTGTAGTGGGGCTGTGGGAGCTATGCACGCAGCTGCTGGAGAAATCGCTGTACGGCGGGCAGGAGTATCAGCACAAGTGCCTGCTGTTCAGGAAAGAACAGATCGTGTTCCCCAACGGCATGAGCATCCGATACCCCGGGCTCAAGTCGCGTAAGGTACGCAAGAAGAACCGAGTCACCACAGAGTGGGTGTACGGCGCAGATGAAACTAAGCTGTACGCTGGGAAAATTACCAACAACATCACGCAAGGGCTGGCCCGTATCGTGATGACGGACGGCATGATTCGTACTGCTGCGCGCTATCCTATTGTAGGAACCGTGCACGACGAACAGATTGTTGTAGTACCAGAAGCCGAGAAGGCAGAAGCAAGAGATTGGATTCTTGCCATGATGGTGCAAGAGCCAAAGTACATGCCGGGGGTTCCTCTGGCAGCGGAAGTCGGCGCACACCGACGTTACGGCCTTGCAAAAGGCTAACTACAGGAGCTTCACCATGACCAAAGAAGTCAAACTCATCCCCACCCCGCGCCACATCACCGTTGGCACGTCGCGGTACACGCTGCATCTTGCCAAGTCGCATCGCCGTTACTACGGCGAGTGCTACTCGCAGATCAAGACCATCATGCTGTACACGACCCACGCAGGCCAGCCGCTGCCGCCTGCCAAGCGCAACGAGGTCTTGTGGCACGAGATCACCCACGCGGTTCTGCACGAGATGGGCAGCAACCTCAACAACGACGAGCGCTTTGTCACGCAGTTCAGCAAGCTGCTCAGTCAAGCCATTGATACTGCGGAGTTCTAATGCATTGGTCGCACACGTCGCTCAAGGATTTTGAAGGCTGTCCCCGGCGCTACCACGAAGTGCGGGTGCTCAAGAAGTACCCCCGCAAGGACACACCCGCTACTATCTACGGCAACGCGGTCCACAAAGCCATCGAGCTTTACATCACCGAGAGCAAACCGTTCCCGGTGGCGTACCAAGACTGTCAAGCGCTGGCCGACGCCATGCTGTCAAAGCCCGGGCGCAAGCTGGCGGAGCACCAGATGGCCGTCAATGAGCGCCTCGAACCCTGTGACTGGTTTGCGCCTGATGCATGGGCGCGGGGGATAGCGGACATTCTTGTTGTCGACGACGACAACCTGACCGCATGGGTTGGGGACTGGAAGACAGG